TATTAACTTTATTAACTTTATTAACTTTATTAACTTTATTAACTTTATTAACTTTATTAACTTTATTAACTTTATTAACTTTATTAACTTTATTAACTTTATTAACTTTATTAACTTTATTAACTTTATTAACTTTTGTTATATTTATTTTTTTAATATTATTTCACTATATATTCACTATATATTTTAGAAATATTTTTTAATTATAGATTAACTTCTTTGTAAATTTTTTATTCCTAGACTATTTATATTTTTATTAATTTCTGTATCAGAATTATTAACATTTGTATTATTATTATTATAATCTGTTGTTAAAAAATACATGTCCTCAAATACACTAGCGTATAAGTTTTCAGCACTTGTTCTTATAGATTTCATATAATTATTATTTAAACTATTTGTTTCTTTTGAAATATCCTGTGTATAAATTGGATTATCTATTATATATTTATCATCCGGTCCTCTATTTCCAAATCTATTATATTCAAATGTAGTCTTATTCAAACAATCATTATACATAACTGATAACTTATTGCTACCGTTACTGGCGATTGGTTTAGCAAAATCATTTTTTCTTCTAGTCTCCTCATATAATTTTAATTTGGAATCATAAAACATTGGTAGGCGACTTGAATCATGTAATATTTTACCTTCAATATCTTTTTGCTCTGGAGCATTATATTTAAGTGCTTTTGGTTTTATATCACTATAAAAATTTCTATATTCTATTACTTGTTTTACACCATTTCTTGGATGTTTAACTATTCCTAGTCTATAAGGTGCGACAGGTTTTAATTTTTGTGTATCATTATAAAAATCAGTATATGATATATTATGTGAAGTACATTGCGGTGATAATAATCGCATATTATTTATATCTTCATTTAATAATTTTGAAGATGTATTTAAAGATGTATCATCTAGAGTATTAGTATTATTTGTCTTTCTAAAATTTTCTTTTGTAGTATTAATTTTATACATTTTGATTATTATTTTTTTATTTTCTTATAAATAACAAAGAATTATAAATGAAATATTAAATCTATTAAAAATATATAAAAATTATAATAATGTTGATAATTGCTTAACAAAATTTGGATTAGGACAAGATATGCTTCTATATCTTTTAGAATAACTTATTAAATATTCAATAAATGTATTACTAAACTTTTGCAGTTCAGGATCATTAGCATTTTCAAAATTAGCAAATAATACCATCTTATTTTTTAAATCTTTATATCCACAAACTAATTCATCAACATCATTTAACATATTCTGTTTTTTATATGTAATAAAGTGCTCCTCTCGTACATTTAATTGTGGTAGTTCTTGGATATTTTTAGTAACATTTTCTTGAGTTGTATTAATATTATCAATATTATGTCGCTTAATCTTACTATTTTTTGAAAGATTATTATGTTCAATTAAATTACTTTTAGAATCATTGCCTTTTATTTTAATATTATTATAATCAAAATTTTGACATTTACCACGAACCATATTTATTAAAAATGCTAGAAATATTGTCATACTACGAGAACGTCCTACCATACAATGAATTAAAACTTTTCCATTATTTACTAAACAGTTTTCAATAAATGAGTTTGTTTCTTTAAAAAAAGATATCATATCTTGCCATTCATCATCATATGCTTCAATGTGTAAATATTTAAACTTATCTAGAAATGGTGGATTAAATGAAGGAATAACAGTTATAATATGAGTAATTCCTAAATCTTGTAAAAGTTCTAAATTTGTGGACGTACTGTAATTTGCAACATATACATTTGGAAACATAATACTGAAATCTTCATTATTTGATAAATTTATATAATTATTTTCAATCATTGTGCGACCATAAACATATAAATCACTAAATGTGTGAATAATATCTTGTATAATACCACTTTCATTAGAAACATCTAATATGTTTTGTTGTGTATTTGTTTTTTTATTTAATATTTTATCTAATATTTCTTCTAATTCTTCTGTATCTTTTTCATCTGTCTCTTCTTCTGTTTCTTCTGGTTTTTCTGTTTCTTCTGGTTCTTCTGTTTCTTCTGGTTCTTCTGTTTCTTCTGGATCATCTGTATCATCTGTATCATCTTCTTGCATATTTACTGATTCTTCATTTGTGTTATTTTCATTCTCTAAATAATTTTCTAGATCATTTTCTAATTTTACATCTGAATTATTTGCAAGGACTTCAGCTAAAGAAGATTTATACCTATTAATTCCCTTGTTATCTAAATATTTTTCCTCAAATTTGCGTACGGGATTTCTTAAATCCTGTTTAAAATCAAATACATCCATTTTGTATTATTTTATTTAGTTTTTATTATTTTGTATCTAGATACACAAATTATATTAACTTAATATGATTATTTATTTTTATAAATTAAACTAATAATAAATATATATATAATAAATATGTTAGTGATGTTGTTGCGATTTATTTCTAAGTATCTTATATATCATAATGTATAGTAAAACACATAAGAAGAATAAGAAAGATAAGAAAGATAAGAAAACTACTAAAGTAGATAAAGATACTCTAAAATCAAAGACTTCACATAATACTAAACATCACACTAACCAACAATCTATATTACATAAATATATTAATACTATAAGAATGGCTCGTACAAAACATACTAAAAATAAACCTTTTAAAACTTCAATTCATAAACAATCAGACACTAATTTTAAATCAAAACATACTGATAAACTAAAACATCATAATTATATTAATACTTTAATACATCTATATTATGATAATGATATGGTTTCAACTCAATATCTTCAAAATGCTCATAAAAAAACTAATATATATCCACCACAAAATAGAATAATTGTAATTGGAGATATACACGGTGATTTTGATGCTGCTATTAAATGCTTTATTTTAGCCAAATGTATTGAACCAATTAACCCCCCTGTTAATAAAACAGTGGAACAAATGGATGCTTTTTTCAATAAATTAAAATGGATTGGTGATGATACATATGTTGTACAACTAGGAGATCAAATTGATAGAGTAAGACCACAAACTTGGGATAAAAATGATATTACAAATGATGAAGCATTTGAAGATGAGGGTAGTACATTAGAAATATTTTATCTATTTTTTTATATGGATATTTTAGCAAAAGAAAGCAACGGTCGGGTTTTTAGTATATTAGGAAATCATGAAATTATGAATGTAGATGGCGATTTTCGCTATGTAAGTCAAAAAGAATTTAAATCTTTTAAAACTCATTTAAGTAATACTTATCATCGTAATTCAAAATTTCCATATCATTCAAAAACATTAAAAAATAATAGTCATAGATTACACGTGTATGATGATACATTTGTAGAAGAAGAATTTAAGAAATCCGGTACGCACGCAAACGCAAAAACAATCATAAATATAAAAGGTTTTAAAGAGCGCTTATTTGCATTTGCACCAACTGGTATTTGTTCTAATATGATGGCGATAAATAATTATACCATTTTGCAAATTGGTAATTGGTTGTTTTGTCATGGTAGTCCAACTCTTACAACTTTTAATACTTATACAATCGATTTAATTAATAGTGTAGTTTCAATGTATTTATTAGGTATAGATTCACATAAACAAGTTATTGAAAATCATTATGATATGATAACTGATAGTAAGAATGACAGTATTTTATGGAATCGTGATTTTGGCGATTCTAGCGAATCTGGTGATTATAGTGATTCTAGTAAAAAACACAATGATAAAGATAATACAAAACTATGCAAGCTTCTAGATAAGATTCTTATTTCATATAATAAAAATAATAATAATACTAATGATAAAAACATCGCAACACATATCGCATTAGGACATACACCGCAATTTAATGATGGAGTTGGAATAAATTCAATCTGTAATAATCGTGTATGGCGCTGTGATGTTGGAATGTCAAAAGCATTTGGTGATAATACTAATGATGAATATAGAAAACCTCAGGTATTAGAAATATTAAATGGAAATATTACAAATGTATTAAGTTGATATATGAAAAATAATATGTTTGAATATTGTAATATTATTAAGTAATTGAATATTATTAATTAAAATGTCTTCTAAATTATTATCTACATCTATGAGCTTAACTGATATGAATAAACATGCTGGTAGTGATATTGGTTACTGTCCTTACATGCAAGTTAATTCTTCACCAGATACTTATAAAACTTTTACTGAAAGTATGTTAGTTCAAGAGAAAACAACTACTGAAGAAAACTCTATAATTCCTTTAAGTCTTCCAAATGGTGGATTATATAATGCACCTCAAGTAACTGCTCCTTGGGGTAATATTCCAATAGTTCCAACTGATTCTAATATAATTCATTTTAACTTACGTAGCGCAAATCCACCTCAGGGAGCTACCGAACAATATGTAAGTACTAATCGTCTAGGAAATAATTATACATCTAAAATAGGTGTTTATCCTTATAATCCTCCAGGTGCAAATAATATGTATCGCATGGATGTAACTAAGAAATCTGATGCAATTCAATATTAGAAACAGAATATGATTTTTGTATTTTGTAGTTTGTATTTTATAATTTATAAATTATTACATTTAGAAAGCGTTTATTTTTTTATTTTTTATTATATATAATATCTAGCTTAGCTTATATTTATTATATTTATTTTACTAATTTATAAACTTGCTTCTAGATACATATTTAAAATGGAAACTATTATAGAAAATGAAATGAATACTGAACATAAACAAGATGTGGAAGATATAAATGATTATAATTATGATAATTATGATAATGATGATGATGGAATTAATAATTATCAATCAAAAACATATTTAACATATGATGAACACACAGAAATTAATGATGAAATATCTATGATGACTTATCATGCCAATAAAGATGCTGGTGATTGGTTAAGTGCTAAAAATATTATTTCACAATCTAATCAAGATGATACAAGGACTGAGTTTCTATGGGATTATTTAGAGTCTAGATTTAAACTAAATAATGATGATTTTGATAATATTAAATATGTTTATTATAAGGATACTTTTCTTAATAGTATTTGTGAATTTGGTGAAACTATTGCTAAATATGTTGTAGATAATCTAAAAATTACAAAATTTGTTCCAAAAGGTTATATTTTTAGTACTAGTGATAAACTAAACGAATGGAATTTTACTATTACTGTTATTACCACTCTGGGTATATATACAACTAATCGATATGTTGATGAAAATATGATTGGTTGGTATTAGGTTGGTATTAGGTTGGTAATAGGTTGGTAATAGGTTGGTATTTTATATTTTTTTTTGTAAAGCTCTATTTAATACTTCCATACCTGCGTTTTCATAAGCTACTTTATATAATACAGCTAGCTCGCTATCTGATAAATTATTTAAATTAAACTGTGTAGGTTGTGGACACTGTTTTTGAACTGTAGCACAAGGAACTTCAGCTTGTCCCAATAATTTATCTAGAGTTGCTTGATCCGGTGGTTTATTATTACAAGTACTGGTATTACTTTGATTATCATAATAAATTTGATTATATTGTGTAGGTAGCCCTTTAACATTACTAAAATTATTTCTATCATAAAAAAAATGTGCTGTATGACATACTAACATCATTGAAATTAATATTATTATAGCAATAAATACACCATCTGATTTCAAATTCATTTTTACAGTTAATTTCCTTTTTCTTTATTTAATAGTTATATTTTAATTACATAATATTATATTGTTTTAATATCTAGATGATATATATATTTATGATAATAAAATAATCTTTATAATCTGTACTATATAGATTATAAAGATTATGAATACTACTATTACTAATATTCGCAGAACTGAAGCAAGTAAAAGAGCTTCACCTACTATTAACAAAAGTTCACCTTCTTGTAAAAAAATTAATGAAATAGCTAAAGAATGGGAAAAAGAATATGGTATTATTAAAGCAGATAGAGATAATAGAGGTTTTTATCTATTTTATCATGATATCATTGACTATAGTAATCATATACATTTATTTCCTGGAAATTGGAATGATGGTGTTGTAAGTGTTAAAATAGATAATAAACACTATCCTATATACCAAGATGTTTGTTGTAAAAATTCTCCAGAAGCAAAAGATTTAGCTACTTCAATTTTTAATAATTCTAATTATAGTTTAATAGATAAAAAAGATATATATGGTAATTTATATACATTAAAAAATATTCCTCTTCCTCTAATAAAAACTAGACTTCGTAAAAATAATAATATTAATATGAAATGCAAAAGAAACAGAAAAAGGACAGCTACTTCATCTAATAGATTTATACCTATTAGGAATAATAGAAGTAGTAAGAATAGTAGTATGTCTAATAGTAGAAGGTCCAAGACCAGTAGAACCAGTAGAATTAGTGTGACTGGCAGACATAAAAAAAATACTAGTTATACACCTTCTATTGAACCTATATCAAATGAAAATATTTAGTCGGCAAATTTATATTTTTATAATATTTATAATTTATAATAATTAAAAATGAATAATAATGAACAAGACCTAGATATCCAAGAAATTTTCAATGAAGTTACAAAATCTTTTCCTAAGGAACCAAATTCCATTCCTCTTCAATTTGAGTTAGATTCGTTAAAGGAAATATTTGAATTCTTATTACAATTTGTTACATTATTATGTAAAGAATTTTATAGTGATGATAAAGGTCAAGTTAATTTAGGTGCTATGAATCCAGAAGAATTTAATATTGTTAATAAATATATGCAAAGTATTGGATTTACATGTACTTTTCAATCAGTACCTGCAAATTCTAATAATACTAATTATTATTATAATAATAGATATGACCGTATTATAATTACATCAACAACTTTACTGAAAGAATTATTTTTTGCTATTAGATGTGATAATACTTTATTTATCATAAGTTTTGATAGGATTTGATAGGATTTATATTTTGTATTGTAAAAAATGTAAAATTGACAAAAATTGAATTTAATTATTTATAAATTAGATATATATATTACATCTAGATTACATCTAGATTAATCTGTTGATTTTGCATCACAATGACGTCTATACTAAAGGAATCTCTATTACCTTGTCAAAATAAATGCTGTAAAAACACTGTGAGACTTTTCAAAGATTTCACTAGACCTGTAAACACATTTCGATGTTCAGAGTGTCTTGCTTTACCAGGATATTCTGTTTGTAAAACCTGCAAAGGTTTGTGCATGTCTAATCTATTCGGACAGTGCTTTGTTTGTGCAAAGGAAAAACCTATGGAAAGAGCAATCGATCCAGAATTATCTCCTACGCGAAAGCCGCTGAAATGTCAGAGATTGTATTGCGATAATAACACCTCTGATATTATATGGACTTATGATCCATATATAGCAGAAATCGGAAACGAATACGTGTATGGTTGGTGGTGTAAAAACTGTCTACGCGAAAGTGTTATGGATGTATAATTATTTATTCTTTATTGAATAAATATTTTATATTTATAATATTTTTAAAATTTTATTATTTTATTTTTTATTTTACATTTTAATTTTAATTTTACCAATTTTACCTTTAATTGTTTCTAATGATACGTGATTATGTGTTTCCAAAGCATATAATAAATCATTCAAATCTGTTTCCCAAGTTTTATATTCCAATACCCCATCTTTTTTCAACATCTGTTTAAATTCATTCATTGTAATTTCCTCTCCATCACGAAAATTGCGTTTTAAAAACGCTAATACTTGTGTATTAAATTTCTGTGTAAAAGCCAATTCCCAACACATTCTATTTATCTCTGGAACTTTTGGTTCTATTTCTGGATGTTCATTCATAATCTTATTAATAAATTCATCTTTATTAGCAGTATATAATTCCGATACAATTGTTTTAAATACATCATATGCTAGAGTTGAATTTGTATTAATTACCAATCCCAAATTTGTTCTCAAAGCATTAATAAAAGTTTCAGTAATATTCGCATTCCAACCATCTTTCATAATATCCCGTACAGCTCCAATCCATCGTTTATCTCTATAAACATAATCATTTGAAGGATGACGTTGCGCATTACATCCAATCAATATTATAATACGCAATAAGTCTAATAAGTATTCACTAGGAAAATGATCGAATATACGAATTTCCATTCCAAACGGTGGTTTCATTGGTGCTCCATCAGCCCGACCATTCACACAGTCGCTAGGATTATATAATCTATTACACTTTTCCAAATCTAGTTCCATACCAAAAGTGCGAAAATCACCAGTATGAATTGATTTGGATTTTCTATATTGAGGAGGGGCTTCCTTAGCACAATAATTAAGCTTCTGTGTGCCTTTAAAATGTAAACCTTTCCGCCATAAAGATTTAATGTTGCTACCACGATCTAATCCTGTTGTACCCATTTTTCGTACATTACTACCACCAAAATTACCCCATCCAATGGTCATTACTCGAAAACTACCTTCGGGTTCATTATGGTCACCTACTGCTGCCTGTGTAGGACTAAAAAACGCGGTCATCATTAGTGGTTCTAACCATTGAATCTGTTGTGCCATACTCTGATGCATTTTAACAAAATCAGCAGTTTTAATATCACGGGTATGAGGTAATGTAATTGTAACATGATAACTGCCTACATAATCGGTCATTCGATCTTTTTCAAATTGATATTCCTTTGAAACTATTGTAGGACGAATAGGAATAAGAATATCACTATGGGAACCACATAGATGAGTGGCTAGTTTTCCATATTGTGCTACTTTTTCTTTAGTATGAGGGTTTTTCATATGAATATCTACATAATGGTCTTCTAAAGAAATCATTTCATTAGTAATACTATCAATAGTACGATTACTAAATTCAGTAGTAATTAATTCTGGCATTAAAAGTGGAACACGTTTAATAGTTGTTGTAATGTCTTTATTTTTTTCACATTTTTTAATCTGACGACCAGTCAGTTCCCACTGAGTTCCTAATATGAAGCGCCTTTCTTCCTCGCTAAGACCAAAATCTTTATATTTTTTTGCTTCTTCTGTAAAATTATCACATTTATTATTTTTTTTCATTTTACAACAAGATGACTCTTCATTTGTCATAAAACAAGTTGATTCTTGACTGTCGAAAAGAATATTAGTATTTTGCATTCCACTTTGAGCTTTATGAAATAATTGCATTTCGTGTTCTATACCTAGACCCCAATACGGCGTTCTATCACGTACATCAATATCAGCAAAATTTCCGCGCCGCGCATGACATAATTGTTGTTTCATAGGATCTACTACGAGGGCTGAAGCCCCTTGTTCTCCCTTACTATTATTTAATAATCCTACTCCTAATCCTAATCCTAATCCAACTCCTAATCCCAACATGTCTAATTTCTTTTTCTTTTTTTTATCTACGAGGGCTTCAGCCCCTCGAGCTCCCTTGTTATTATAAATATTATTTATCTTCTTTTTCTTTTTTTTATCATAATCATCATATATATTTGTCAGTTTCTTTTTTTTCTTTTTATCATAATCATCATATAAATTTGTTACTTTTTTCTTCTTTTTTTCATCTATTGATTTACGAGATGTTGATTTACGTGTTTTTGATTTACGTGACGCACTTTTTCTAGAAACCATATTTTATATTTTATATATCTTTAAATATAATTAATATATTATTAGAAAAATAAATGAAATAATTGAAAAAATTGAAATAAATTATTGTTAAAAAATTGAAATAAATTATTGTTAAAAAATTACAATATAAAACTATTTTATTCATATATAAAAATTATATAATTATATTTGTATTTTGTATTTTATAATTTATACTAAAAATGGAAACTAAAAGTTATTATGATAATCTGCAAAAGAAAAGATTATATGATGAAACTGTAAAAACTATAAAACTTGATGATTTACTACAGTATGTAATTTCAACTATTAATACTAAAGAAATTACAATCTATCATTTCATAATTGGTGCAAAAATGCATCATTTTATAAGCGATCCTGATAATACAATGCAAAACCAATATCCTCGCAATCACGAATGTCCTCAACTTGTTAAAAATCTATTTTTCAATCCTGAGCTACAATTTAGTCCTGAATTCTATTATAATTTATCAAATCACGAGACAATTATTATTCGACAAGTATTATTTCTTATAGACCCGATGTATAATACCTATCCAGAAATTGAAGGCTTTTTTGATGTTTTTAAAGGTAAAATGCCATATTTAATTACTAAACATACTGTAGAACATAATGAATTTAAAAAAACATATATAGTTACTAAAATTGACCCTATCGTCATTCCAGAGCGAATTACAGAACAACAAATCTTAAATGTATTAGAAGTAATCGAATCATTTGGTAAATTTACACCTATATTAGTAAATATTATGGATTGTAGTTCTAACACCGTGAAAGAATTATATGTTAATAATACTTCGAACCGTGTTTATATTACACATCCTAATTGTCTAATTATTGATACACAAACTCAGTATTTACCAATGATTACTCTAGATAATATATCAAAACGTTTTGATAGTAATGGAAAAGTAGTATCACAAGAAGAACATTCAATTATCAATGATATTGATAATACTAATATACTTTGTATTAGGTTGTCTAATTACAATGAAGATAATGGATATTTAGAAGATTTACATGGTATTTTAGATATTTGTCCTTATTCCAAAAGAACTTATGACTTTCTAATTACTAATTATAAAGATTTTCAATGTAATAATAGTTTAGTGGCAATTTGCAAAATTTGGAGTTTAACTCGTGTTACTAAAGAATATGAATTCCAAAATCCTCATCCTCATTATACTGGTTTTGATTTGGTTAAATTTAATTTTAATACTGAATCATTTCTAATATTTGCTTCATATTGGCATTCGCATAAAGAATTTAGAAATATGGTTTTAGAAGTTATGGACCCTTATTTTAAATATAACATTAAAAAGTTTATTGATATTTTAGTAAAAAAATTTCATAATCATCCTACTATGCATCTAAATAAATATAATATTGTAGATATACTGAAAATTGAAGCTTTTGAAATATTTAAATTGTTGAATAAATATTTTCCAGAAGATAAGATTACATTCGCAACTACTGAAAATAGTATTTCATTACCAGATATTGCTGAATATGTTAAGGCATATGGTATTTGTTTGTGAATGTGATTGTTTTATATTTGTAAATCTATAATTTGATATATATTTTAATTTTTTTATATTTTAATTTTTTAATTGTTTATATTTATATTAGTATATCTACAACCATATTATTTTCATAATTTGCCTTCCCACAATTAAATGCTGAAACACCATTATGTGATGCCCGACAATGAGGACACGTTTTTGACGTTTTAAACCATTCATTCATCGCTTCCATCATACATATCTTTCTACACTGATTACATTGAACTATATCATTATTTGGTTCGATTGGTTCCATTGTTATTATACAAGAATTATCATCTGTTGGAATATTTATTAATGTATCGCAAGGAATAAATGATAAATTTCTTGGAGCACTTGGTAAGCGCGATGTAAACAAAACAGGGCGGGAATCTGGATTATTACGTAAAAACTCAGCTCTTTCTTCCTGTTCGCGTAGCCTCCGGTCTGTTTCTGCTTGTAATTCTGTTTCAGTCATAATTTGTGGCTCATTGTGTGAAAATCTATATCCTCCCATACCACTTTGAACCATAAATACATTTTGATTTCTATGAATTACTGAAATTTTTATTCGAGGTGGTAATGGAATTGTATTATTATATCTAAAATTAAATTTATAAGAATCTATTCTACTAAGATTTAATCCATTTTCATTTTGCTGTGCCTGTGCCTGTGCTTGTTGTTCTGTTGTAGGTGTTTCATTTGATTGAATATATGTAGCTGAATTATATGATATATAATATAAATTTTGTGATGTATTATTATCGAGTGTAGGATGTGGTAAAAGGGAAGGTATTTGATGTCTAGATTGAAATCCAGAAATATTAAATCTATCACTGGAATTCAATAATACTTTTAGATTATCAATTATTTGGTTTGGAATTTCAGTTCCATCTTCATTTGTAATATGAATATATGCGGCAGAACAAATGCCATCTTGATTTATATTAAAAGTAGTTTCACTACTATCAACTATTGTAGAAGCAATTTGATAATTTTTAGTAATAAATCGAGACACAGTTTGAGATAAAGTTCTACGAGGTTCCATATCTAAAAATAAACCAATACTTTGTGGTAAGCATTCTAAAATATAATTTAATTCTGGGTTTAGTGGTGGAGCAATATTTCCTAATACAGAAGTTTCATTAAATATTGTTCTATCTGTTTCTATACAATCTTCAAAATTACCTAATGTAAAATTAACTTGAGTTTCATGAAATGACATAGATAGTACAGGAATACCATTTCCAAATATTTCTTGTATATCTAATTCAAAAATAGATTCGTGTGGTTGCAAAGATAGATTGCGACGTTCCTCAAGTGTATAATCAAAATTCATATGTCTATTTGTATTTTTAGGTGGAAATATTAAATTAAATATTATCTGTTTTTCTTTAGTATGTTTCAAAACAACTTGTCCTCCAATAGATAATTCTATATTTTCAAAGGCTTTTTCAGCCCAACGATTTTTATAAATCCAACCTACTGGCAAAGGAGCCATTTTGAATTTGAAATAGATAGATTTAATTACATCACATTGTCTAGATACATTAAATCTATTACTTTGTCCAAATTGAATATGTGTATTAATTGTATGTGTTATTATAGCTAGAGCATTATTAATTGGTTGGTCATGTGGTCCTGTAGCTACTAATTGTATTAAAGCACTAGACATTTTATGAATTAATGGTGTTTATTAGTTATTATTGATGATTATTATTAATAATTTTACATCATTACAATGTCAATATTGAGTTATCTAGAAAATATGTTTTTATATCTATTAAATTTGTTTTTGTTTTATGAGTTTTTGTTTGTAATGTAATCAATATCTTTCCTTTACATTTTTATATTCCATACCTGCTTTTTCAAATATTTTCTTTTCAATCACATCTTTATATTCTATTAAATCTTCATCTTTCAGTCTAACATCACATTTTGTTTTTGTATCTAGACTAATATTTATATATTTATTTATATCTTCTCCTAAATCCATTTTCTTATTATTACTATTCTTATTACTATTACTATGATATAGTCCCCATTCATTTAACTTATATCCTTTTTTCTTTAATTTTTCTCTTATCATCTTATTAAATATTTTACCAGAACTATAATACAGCCAAGCATATGGAAAAGATTCAGCATTTACAAACCGCATATCTAGATGTCGCCATTTTGCAGTTGTAGTATCGTCATTTTTATTCTTTATAATACCTAAAAACTTTGTTGAACCTAGAGATAATGTTTCTAGCATCATAACTCTAGATATATCTTCCACCATATTTTTTAATGAAACACATTTTGGATCACCTACTATTAATATATCTATATCTTTGCTTTCTTCCTTCAATCCTGAAGGATAACTACCAGCTAAAAATACATTGACATTATATTGTTTATTATTTGATGTATTTGTATTATTTGTAATTATTTGCTTTATTTTATCGCCTATTTCTGTAATTTCATTACGCGGTATTATTGTATTTAGGTCTTCATAATATTTAAGTCCTATTGTTTGTGTGTGTGTTAGCTTTATTTTATTATTGGCTACTAATTTCCTAACATCATTAATGGTTCTAGCATTATATTTGCTTTTTAATTCATTGGCTAACTTTTCACCGAAGCCTAAAATATGTATTGTGTCTAGAGATGATTTTGTTTTTGTATGTTGTAATGTTTGTGTATCTAGATGCTTTTCGATTACTATAGGTAATGTTCCAGTTTTAATAATGGTATCTATTTTTTCAATCATTCCTTTTCCAATTCCTTCTAAGTGTGATAATTCTTTACCTGCTGTAATGGGTTTTCCCCATTTGCTAATTTGATATATAGCTCGTTCATAAGCATTTACATGAATTGTATTTCTTAATGAATTATAATAGTTTTTTACTAATGTTAGGATATGGATTATATTTGTGTTAGGATTATTATTTGTATTACTATTTGTTTTTTTAGTATTATATTTAGTATTATATTTAGTTTTGTATGTAGATGCTAGATGTGATTTATATTGTTTGTTTGATTTAGTTTTACTCATACTCATATTACTTACTTATTTATAAAATACACTTATATTTATTTTAATGTATCTAGATGTAAGTTTATAAATATATATATAAAAAATAATATAAAATATATAAAAATAAGTAATATAAAATAATAATAATAATAAAAAACATAAAACATAATATATATATATATATAACATATAGACTTATGTAAAATCGCAAAATCGAAAATGTGGAAAAATATGCACTCGCCAGATTTCTTCTGGCAGAGCAGGTAGAAAACGACCAGCTGATAGCAAAGTGCAGATAATTGTTTTATGGCAGTTCTGTGGAAATATATTATGTTTCTTGGCAGACCAAAATTGTGAATCGCGCATTACTTTATTTCGCAGCAAAGAAGCATTAAGCCTTTCCATATACTCTTTATATAATTCATTTAATTCATTTTGATAATTATCACAAATTTCCATTATTGTGTAGTTAAATTTTAATGCGTCTATTAAAGCAACATAACATAATTCTGTAAAATTGTAATTAGATTGAATAATCATTTCAAGTGTTTTATTAATTTTTAACATATTCGCAATTGCAATTATACCTGTACTATCAAAACCATTTGTATCAATATCTAGAACTTTTAATGTATTATTATATTTTAATGCTTCTGATATAATAATTAAATCTGAATTTTTTAAATTATCAAAATTAAGATTAAGAATTGTTAGACTACTATTTATTAGTAGCATATCAGATAAAGCATTAGAAAATGCAATAGAATCTATTTCATACATGATCTTAATATTACGTGAAATCTCTAGTTTTTTAATTGTTTTATTTACTTTTAATGAATTTAATATAGCAATAATTCCTTGAGTACCTAATGCATTGATTTCTAATTTAAGAATATTAAGAGTATTATTTATTAATAATGCACTTGCAAGTGCAATTCCTCCATTACTACCTATATATATTCCTGAAATTATTAAAGTTGTAATAGTTTTATTAACTTTCAAAGCATCAAATAAATTATATAATTGTTCTACGCTTATTTTACAACTAGATATAGAAAGATAAGTAACAGTACGATTAATTGTTAAGGCATTGAAAATCTCTGTACCCCATTTACCATTTATCTCACGTTGTTTTAGTACAAGTGTTGTTAAATCTAGTTCCTTATTCTTTCTCAAACGATTTACAATATCAGTATGATTCTCTAGATTATGCTTTGCTTGCTTTGTTTGCTTTGTTTGCTTTGCTTTTGATTGTTTATCCATTTCTAGAATTCTAGAATTAATATATGTAAAAATATTGTATATAAATATATATGAATATAAATTCAATTTTTATGTTAAAAACTACAATTTTTCCTATAAAAAATAAAAATAATAAATATAAATAAATAAAATATATAAAAAATATAAAGTAAAACTATAATGTAAATTATAACAAATTTTATATCATTTCTTCGCTTTAAGTATATTAAGTGAATCAATATATCGCCTCCCACTAGAAGCAATTCCATCTCCATAATCATTCTTCCTTATACACTCTAGCATACCATCATCTGTAGTTATTATAATTTGCTTAATACCATGTATATTCAATTTATTTATACAATCAGTACAAGGCATTGAATAACGACACGGTTGATTCTTATATGTTTTAACATTATTATTAATCCTTATTATTAGCAAACTGTGCTTTTTCAATTTGCGCCTAATTTTGTCAACATTACAATTGCGTCTGCGATAATAAAATACAAAGTTAGTTATAGCATCATCTTCAGCATGAATGGAAGTATTATTACTGTATCGATTATATCGATTATAACCACTTATTTTAATGTCTAAAAACATCGCACAATGTTGTTGGTGCATTTCGCTATTTTTTGCTTCATCTAGCATCATTTTTATATCGGAAGAATACCTACCAAAACACATTTTTAATATTTTTGTTTTGCAAAATATATTAATTTATATATTAGTGTTTTATGTTTATGTATTTTTATTATGTATAATATTATGTATAATATTATGTATAATATTATTCAATTTTATGTTTAGTAAATTTTTTATATATTTTTATATATATTTATTTATATATTTTTATTTAGATATCTAGATATCTATTGTGCTTCCGCATAGCCTTCATCTTCATTTCGCTCTTCAAAATATTTATATATATCATCTAACAATTGCCGAGGGCATTCTTTAGATGGAATTAATAATCCGTTTTCGTCTTTAGTAATATGAATATTTGGATCATAATTATGTTTTACTAATACCTGCCATCGAGATACATATTGCCTATTAACCTTGCTCCCGTGAAAATGATGTCTAATTACTCCTGGAACATATCCTAGACGCAATCCTTTCATAGAGTCTTGATATTTTAGTACACTTTGTTTATATCCATCGGTGGATTTTGGATCTAATGCCTTTAATCCATTTTTAATATAAGACATAAAAAAGATGTTATCTCCAGAACCTAGAATAGCATCCTCATAAACACCGTTATTCAGTTTTTCATAAGCTTTACGTGTAAACGCTATTCCGTAGCCTGGATGCCAGTAATCTAGACCTTTACTATTGTGTTGATTTTTCATTGTATATTGGTATCCAAAACTACTAAAATTATTCATTGTTTTTTTTCTTTTATCCATATCGAGACAATGCGAATACAAAGACAAAATATCCTTAGTACCATTTAGAATTTTTAGTGCATCTAGAGTCCAATGTGGATTTAAAAATTCTATATCGGCATCAACAAAGGCAAATGCCTTCCAATTTTTAGGTAGCAGTTTACGAACACCAATATTAATTAGATTTTCCTTACACCATAAAGGGGCTTCATTTGTGCGGAGTTGTAGATGGTGAGGATTGTGCGAATCTGTAATTCTAAATTTTTGTTCGTTATAAGCAAGTTCCACAACGTATAAGATTGCGTTTTCCTCTTCCATTTCAAACCTTTTCATAAATTCTTTTGCTAAAATATAACGTCTGGCAAATTGTATAGGATTTGATAAAACTATGAGAACATGTAATTTTGGTTCAATTGGGTCATTATTTCGAATGGCATCTTTAATTTCATTGGAAGAATATTCAATATTATCGATTTCAATGTTATTGATGACTGTCATATTGGATTGAAGATTCTTTATATATTTTATTTTTATTTTCTTTATTTTAGACTTCTTACTTTTTAATTTTATTTTTAAAATTTTAAAGTTATTAAAAAATAAATATATAAAGATATAATTATAAAGATAGAAAAGTATGGTAAAATGTCTGTAATTAATGATGGTGTTGTTGATAGTGATGATGATAGTGCTGATAGTGGTGATGATAATAAACGATTAATTGATAAAAATGATTGTAATAATGAGATTTGTATTACTTGTAAAAGAAAAATATATAAAAATGATGAATGTAATGAATTAGGAGATATTGTTATTCCTGTTGATACATTAAAATTTGATGGTAAATGTACTTTTGATTATAAACATAAGCAACAATCTATATGGCAAAAAATTAAAAAAGTATTTAGATGTTGAAAAATAATGTATTAAATAATGTATTAAATAAATATTAGATTAACTTAAAACATAATTTATAAGTAATAAATACATACTATATATAATAAAAATGGATAATCTAAATTATATATATTTATTACAAGAACGAGAATTTGTAAAATGTAATGAAAATATTTATAAAGTCGGTAAAACTAAGAAAGACCAATTTACAAGATTTAATCAATATCCTAATGGAAGTATTTTATTATTACAAATAAAATGTAATGATTGTGATTGTAATGAACGAGAAATTATTAAATTATTCAAAAGCAAATATACACATAAAAAACAAATTGGTAATGAATATTTTGAAGGCGATTATGAAGATATGATGAAGAATATTTTTAATATTGTTTTGAAAAATAATGGTAAAAAAGGTAGTTATTGTGTGGATAAAGTGGTGGATAATATAGTAGATAATGTGGTAATTAAAGTTACTAAGCCTGTTAAAGTTGCTAAAGTTGCTAAGCCTGTTGTTAAGAAGGTTGATAAAGCTATTAAATCTATTAAACATCCTCGTACTGCTTTTTCATTCTTTACACAACAACAACGTCCTATTTGTCAACAAGCTCATCCAGAGGCTACATTTGGTCAGTTATCCAGATTTGTATCTGAGGGGTGGAAGGCATTGACTTCTAAACAAATGAATATATATAAATCTTTAGAGACAGATGATAAAGCTCGTTATCAGGTTGAACGTGATGCTGTTCTTGCAAAATTTGCTGCTGATAATGAAAAAACTGTTGTATCTAAAGTTATAAAACCTAAAGCAATTAAAAATTCTGAAATAATATATAATAAACAAAAAAGTAAAACAGAATTAGAAAAATATCTATATGAATTTACTATAAAAATATTACAAAAAATATGCAGATATTTTATGATTTCTATTTATGGAAATAAAGATAAAATAATTGAAAATATTATAAAATTAAAACATAAAAATAATATGTTAGATTATATGTTAGATGAAATAATTAATTCAAACAAATATGAGCGCAAAGTTAAGTGTTAAAGCTTTATAATTTTAATTTTTTACTTGTTTGCTTTACTCATAATATCATCCTTCATTTTACTACTATTACCTTCAAAATAATTATAACCTATATCTAGCCTTTGTTTATAGTGTTCTTTGAATAGTTTATATAATTCTTTTTCGATATTATTATAATCATTACATAATATATATATACATATTCTACTTGATAATGGATAACTAGCTGATAAGGCTTGAATTGTTTTTCTAGTTTTTCCTAATCTATAAATTTCTTGATTACTATTTATAAATTCTCTTTCTATAATGAGATAAATATAACCAGAATTATTATTTTGTTGTTGTTCTTCTGTAGTATTTATTGTTTCTTCTGCCATTTTTGAATAGTTATTATATTATTTATGTATTAAATGTTATATTTTCAATTTTTTATAATATTAATTCTATGGTTTCTTTTTTAAATTTTATAATATTACATATATCATCCATCATATCTTCACGATTACCTTCAAAATATTCATTCCCAATTTGATTTTTATGTATATATTTTATTTTAAATAATTTAATAATTTCTTTTTCACTTAAATGACAATCAGAACATTCTTTATATAAATATAATATACTATCATTAGGATAAGCATTTATCCTTTTTAATTTTGTTTGTGTAGTTTTGCCAATTTTATAAATTTCTTTATTATTTTCATTAAATTCTCTTTCTCTAATTAAATAAATAAAATTTGATGCTATTTTATTTTTGTTGTCTAAATTTATATTTTTGGTAGGTGTTGTTAGTAATAAATTTTTATGTCGTAAAGCTTGTAATTCTTTCTCTTGTAATTTAATTTGAATTTGTAATTTTTCTATTTCTGTTTTTTTTATTTTTGTTTTTTCTTTTGTATCTTCTTGTACTTTTAATAATTGTTGTTTATTTTCATTTTTTAAATTTATATTATATTTTGCTAGTTCTCTTATCTTTTCTTTTATTATACGACATCTATTTTCATTTATATGCCGTGCTAAACTATATTTTGTAGTAAATTCTTTTTTACATTTTATACAAGCACTTTTAGTTTCATTAATAATTAGATTTTCTATATTTTTACATTTAATTATAGTTGGTTCTACAGTTAAATCTATAGTTGATTCTACAGTTGGTTCTATAGTTAAATCTATAGTTGGTTCTACAGTTGGTTCTACAGTTGGTATTACATTTTTTGTTAATTCTATATTTGTCGTTAGTTCTATAGGTATAGGGAGGTTAGATATATTATATAATATTATACTATTATTATTTACTAATGTAATTGAACCATTGTTGTTATCAATATATTTACATCCATATTCACCATCACGATGACGTTTAAGTTTGCTTAAGTATTTAAAATCTTTTTTACACAATTTGCAAATAGTAGCCATTATGTTAATAATTTTTAAAATATAAAGATAGTTTTGTTTCTTATATATAGTAAATGTTTTATCTTTAAGTTAATTAAATTTGTGAAACATTATAATTAATTTAAAAATATTATAATTAATATCTTTATTATAAATACTAAAATGGATGATAATAAAATTAAAGATTGTGAAAAATGCAATAAATCATTTAAAAGTCATGCACATTATTTATTACATTGCGATACAGAAATACATAAAACTGGGCAACGTAAGGTTCGTTCCAATAAAAAAGTAGATTTAATATGTAATATTTGTAATTTATACACTACTAGACAAACTACAAATATGAAAATACATATTTTAAATAATCATAGTGATATAGAAACAAAAAAGAAAGGATTTAAATTTTACTGTGTAGATTGTGATTATGGTATAGAAACAGAAAAACAATTTAATACGCACATTTTAACTATTAAACATAAAATGAAAATTGCTAAAAATATTAATGAAATTTAAAATAGTTATTTTATTACTTTATTATTACTTTATTATTATATATATTTTTATTTATTATATTATATATTTTATATTTCTATAATACTATAATTAAACTTATTTAAATTTTATAAACAAAAATATTTTATACTATACTTTTTTCTCCCCCCCTCCTGTGTTCAACATGTAGATTTAATTTTTAATAATTTAATAATATATAATATCATTAAAATTTATATTATTTACGTTCAAATGTTTTACTTACGCGTGCTTGCAACCTTTATCTCTAATGTTACATACTATACACGCTTTACATTCATTTTTACGTTTTAATAATGTAATATAATGAAATATGATATAAACTACGTGTTACATTTTAATATTACTATACATATAATACGCTTCTTATTTTATATTATACGTATAATCAATAATATAATACTACATCTAATCTATCAATTCACCATTCTTAGCATAAGATATTAATTTATCTTTATCAGTTTCCATATTTTTAATTTCTTTAATTTTATTTTCCCTATTTAATTTTATTTCAGAATATTTTTTATATAATCCAATACTATTAATTTTTTTTAATAACTGTTCTTCTTTTTTTTCCATAATTATTAAATTTTTATAAAACTCAGTATCATCATAAAAATTCATACATAAATTCTCTGCTAAAAGCGCTAAATTACATGTATTAGGTGTAACTATTGAATAAATATCTTCATTTATTCCATTAATTTGCATATTAATAATTTTATTATTTTTTTGTTTTTTTATAACTTCTGTTTTTGCTAATTTTAAATTAGTAGGATTTTTAATTATATTATCTATAAAATATGTTGCAAACTGTTTTATACTAGAATTATTTAATTCTGTTTGTTTTTTTATAATTTGATTTAGTTCTCCATTCATTTCCTTTTTTACATTTGATAAACTATTATTAAAAATTTCCTTATACATATCATTTTCTATATAATTTATATTATCAGAAATATTAATACGTTGTTCTATCGATAAATTTGGCAAACTTTCTAAAAATATACTGTATAATAAATTTATACCATTCGAATATAATTTTTTTTTAAAAGCATGTTCTTCTAATATATTTAATTCATAATCTTTATCTATAAATGTAATGTGTGTGTTTTTTTTATTTGTTTTGAAAAAATTCTTATTTTCTCTTTTGTTATAAACTAATGTCAAAATTTTTATGCCAGCTAAATGTCCTGAATGTAATATATTTAATTTTTGGTCATCTGTTAAAAAATTTGAATTTTCTAAACCAAAAGGATTTATATGAAAATGAGTAATATAATTATTATTTATATCATTATTAATTTCTAAATTATTTGTTACATTATTAATAACTTGTGCTTGTTGTAATACTTGTTGAATAGGAGCTTGTTGAATAGGAGCTTGTTGAATAGGAGCTTGTTGAATAGGAGCTTGTTGAATAGGAGCTTGTTGAATAGGAGCTTGTTGAATAGGAGCTTGTTGAATAGGAGCTTGTTGTTGAATAGGAGCTTGTTGAATAGGAGCTTGTTGTTGAATAGGAGCTGGTTGAATAGGAGCTGGTTGTGGAGGCTGAGCTGGTTGTGGAGGCTGAGCTGGTTGTGGAGGCTGAGCTTGTTGTTCGTCTTGACTTTTAGTTTTTTTTACTTTTTTTGCATTTCTTGTTAATGAATTTTGTTGTATTTGAATCTGTTGTTGTTGTTGAATCTGTTGTAGTTGAAGTAATTGTTGTTGTTGTTGAATTATTAATTGTGGTATTAATTGTAATTGTTGTTGTAATGGCAATAAAATTTGTTGTAATGGTATTTGTTGTTCTGTAGACATGTTTGTTTGTTGTACATTATTGCATAATTTTTTATGTCTATATAAAATTTGTCGATGTGTAAATATTTCTTTACATTTAATACATTGATTTTTAACTCTAATAATATTAATATTACTATTTACAGAAATGTTTGAATTTATGTTGTCGACTCTACTATTAGCTTGTAGAGTTTCTACATCGTTTACTACTTCACATCCATATACTCCATCTTGGTGTCTTTTTAGTAAATAAGGATACTTAAAAGTTTTATTACACGATATACAAACGCGGTTTGCCATTTTTATTACTTTCTTAAATTAAGATACTTTTAAGTTATTTATATTTACATTAGATAATAATATTATATATTTAAACGTAACAACTAACTTTGAATTATTAAATATAATTTATGAGTATATGTCTTGTAGACTGTATAAAAAATGTAACTTGAACTTGTAGAATTTTGTAACAAAATCGTGATATATAATGACAGGGGGGGGAAATTTTATACCCTATAATCCAAATATTTTCAAAAAAACAACAAATATAATAACATAAATAATTACATAAATAATTACATATTTATAAAATAAATTCTACCAACATAAATATTTTATAATAAAATAAAACAACTTAAACATTCATTATTAATTAAAACTAACTCAAAATATATTATTCACCTTTAAAAATGGCAACAGTTGAAAAGGTAAAGCGAACGAAAAAACCAAAGGTTGAGAAGGTAGCAAAAGAAGAACATTCAAATATAGATTGTATTACTCTACAGAATACTGAACTAGAACTAGAGCTAGAATTAGAAAGAGAAAATGATAGACAAAATACCACACTAAAAACACCTACACCTACTCCACAGGAACCCACTACTAAACTAAAGAAAACACCTGTCCCTCGTAAAAAGAAAGAACCAAAACCAGAACCAAACCTAGAACCCGAAGAACTAATCCTACCAGTCCAAACAACTACAAAATCTACAACATCCGACATACCTACAACCACACAACCCATAACCACCTTCCCATACACTACCCATATTACAAATATTTATCACATTAGTGATTTACATATTCAGCTTTATAAAAGACATGATGAATATCAAACCGTCTTTGAAAAAGTATATACCTATTTAAAAAATGAAAAAAAAATATTAAATATTCCAGAAGCAACAAATACAAATATACCTCTAGTAGCAGTAATTACTGGCGATTTGCTTCATAGTAAAAGCGACCTTTCCCCCGAATGTGTCCAACTAACATATAATTTCATTAAAACGCTATCTACTATTATGCCAATTATTATTATTCCAGGAAACCATGACATTAATATGAATAATAAAGAGCGCCTAGACTCACTTACTCCTATCATATCGGATTTACCTAAAGCAAACCCTATTTATTATTTTTTAGATAGCGGTGTTTATCAATTATCAAATCTTATGTTTTATCATGCATCTATATTTGATTATCAAATAATATCTCCTATACCACAAATAACACAAAAAAACACATCTAAAACAACATCAATAATGCTATATCATGGTCGGGTAAATGGAGCCGTGCAATTTAATGGTCTAGAGATTACTGAAAATTCTAATAAGACAGTTACACCTTCTACATTTGCCCCTTATGATATTACATGCCTAGGTGATATTCATAAACACCAGTTTTTGTCTCATAATATTGCGTATGCTGGTTCGCTAATACAACAAAATCACGGAGAAGATGTTAATAACCATGGACTTATTAAATGGGATGTTGCTAATAAAAGCGGAACATTTATTCCTATTACTAACGATTGGTCTTATATTACTCTGTTTGTTGAAAATAGAAAGGCAAATCATCAGTGTTCGGTAAAAGATAAAAATAATATAATTCATGATCCAAACTGTGAGCTTATGAAAAACTTGCGAATCCGTATTCTATATAAGAACACACCTGAAAGTTATATTATGGATTATATAACCCTATTAAAAATGAATCATAATGTTCATGAATTTTCATATCAAAACAACGAAAATATAACAGGATTTGAAGAAACTGATTCAAATGACGATTCGAATGATACTTCAGTAAACAAGGGAGCTCGAGGGGCTGAAGCCCTCGTAAAGGGAGCTCGAGGGGCTGAAGCCCTCGTCATGGATATTACTTCACCAGAATTACAAAACAAATTTCTAATCGAACATATTACTCAAAACGAACCCAATGTTTCTGTCGAAGAAATGAACCAAATTAAAGAAATAAATATTACACAAAATGAACTTCTTAAATCCACTAATAAAAATTATAATACACAATGCTTTACAGGACATTACAAGCTAAAACGCCTTGAGTTTTCTAACCTATTTTCATATGGAACTAACAATGTTATTGACTTTACAGAATTTAAAGGTATTGTTGGTATCATCGCTCCTAATCATATGGGTAAATCAGCCATACTTGATATTATTATATTTGCATTATTTGATACTTTTTCACGAAAAGGTTCTACAAAAGATATTGTAAATATCCGTGCCGATTTCTACAGTTTAAAGTTAGAAGCAATAATAGGACAATGGATTTATACTATTTATAAGTCTGGAACACGTGGTAAAACCAATTCAATACCTTCTAAAATAGAATTCTATAGGACTAATGAAACTGATAATATTATTGAGCGATTAGAAGAAGATACTGCTATGAAAACTAAGGAGCGGATAAGCGAGCACTTTGGATCATACGAAAATATTTTACATACAAGTTTTAGTATTCAGCAAGATGCCAGTTGTTTTATTGATGCTGAAAACACCGAGCGCCGTAAAGAATTACAGCGGATTATGAGATTTGATATTATTGATAAATTATATGAGATGGCAAACCATACATTCAATAAATTTAAAGGAATTAGAGAACATATAAGTAAAAAGATTGATAATGATTTTATAGTAGCTACCAAGAAGAGTAAGGTAAGGGCATCGCGGGCACTTGAACTACATACTGAAAACAAAGCCTATGCTAAGGAAAAAATCAAAGAACTAAATAAACAGCTTCTAGAAGCATCAGTAAATATTAATACAGAATGTGCGAGTTTTATGAAAGAAAATAATCAATTGGAAAGTGAGGAAATGTTAGAATATTTAACGGAACAGATTTCTAATAATAAGGATGAAATGGATGCTCTTGATGAACTATTATGTGGTGAAGTATTATGTGATAATAATACTAGTTTGAGTATAAAAAATTATGCAACAAAAAATCTATGTAATATAGAATTAATAGAAAAACTTATTCTAGATGATGAAACTAAACAATATGATATTATTAAAAATGAAAATATAGTTATTAAAAAAATAGATAAAGATATTGAAACTCTATACAAATCATTAAAACCTATTAATAATAAAATATCACCAGCTATTACTACTGTGACAACAGATGGAACTCCTGAAATTAGGTCAATAAATAATTTATTAAAAATATATGAAACTAAGATAACTTCTTATAATAAAAATATTAAGAGTTTAGATACACAAATAAATAAGATTAAAGAAAATGAAAATAAGATAACTATTAATAATGTAAAAATATTAGATTTAGAAAAACAGATGAGTAAGTTGCCAGATACATTATTAAATATGGTAGAGCCAAATGCGAAGAAACAATATGAAAAAGCAAGAGATAACTTTATAACAGCTACCGTAGATATATTTAACAATGATGACCGTGATAGTTCTTTAGCAATATCATTTTGTCATATAGAATATAAAATACTAGAAAAATCATCACGTAAATATTTTCTTTCCGATGAAATTGCCTCATATATGACAACCAATGAAACCACTAATGATGACCTAATAGAACAACAAAATGAATTGGAAGAACAAAATACCAAATTGCAAAATGAATTAAAAACAATTAAGGGTCTAGAATCACAAATTAAAGAATTAGAAGGAAAAGTTAGCAATATCACCATTAAAATACAACAATTAAATGATGATTTTGCAAATGCAGAATATAATGTTAGCATTGATAACGATATTAATGTAGTTAAAAATAAAAAGCGAGATGCAGAAAAAGCAATCGAAAGTGCTAATAAAGTATTACAAACACTAAAAAATAAGACTAGAATGTGTAATACATATAGACAATTATGTGTAAATAAAAAGTCATTAGAAAAAGAATTGTTAGAAGTGGAAGACATATTGAGCAAATTCGATGAATATAAGAGTATGATTGATGCCAATAAGAATGTTCTAGATAAAGTTGATGCACTGAAAGCCGAATTATCCGAATTCGAAGAAGTATATGAAGAAGTAGAAAAACAATTTAATACAGAAAGCACTAATGTTACGAAATACACGGCACAATTAGACCAGATTAGAAAAGATGTTGCCGAAAACAAATCAATTGATAATAGTTTGAAAATATATGATATCTATAGAAAATCATTGAAAGCATTACCGTATATATTGCTGGCAAAAGTCCAACCTGTTCTAGAAAAGAAAGTAAATGATTTACTAAGCATTATTACAGACTTCACAGTTAAATTTGATATGAGCGATAATAAGATTGATATTTATATTGACCGACCGATCTATAGGACAGAAAACAGATATATATTAGTAAATAATGGTAGCGGGTTTGAAAGATTTGTTGCTAGTTTGGCTATTAGGATTGCATTGCTAGATATGAGTAATCTACCAAAGATAAATTTTATGGCGATTGATGAAGGGTGGTCGAGCTTTGATACACATAATATAAATAATGTGGGTATCATATTAGATTACTTGAAAACGAAATTTGATTTCATATTGACAATTAGCCATTTAATACAGATTAAAGAGCATTGTGATGTTATTATAAGTTTGAAGAAAAATGAAAAGGGATTTAGTCAGATTGTTAAAAGTTAGGATAGATTATTACGATAGATTATTTTTTTGCGACTTGTATATTTTATTAGATAAAATGGTAAAAACTAACTAAAATTGAATTTTATATTGATGTTTTGAAAAAATATACTAAGTGATATATATATATTTACTTTTGAAAAATGGTAATTAAATGTAATTGTTGCGAAACAAAAATCGAAAAACCTATAGATACGTATTTTGCAAGAATTTATGCAAAATATGAAATCTTTTGGTGTGGAATGGATTGTGCTAAAAAACTAATAGCATATCTTGACGAGCTCAACATAAATATTCTAAAATAAATAACTAGGACAATTATGTTGAATTATTATATTTTTTATTTATTATTTTTTATTTATTATTTATTATTTTTTATTTGTTATTTGTTTTTATATTTTTCTTTACTTTTAATTCTTTTTTATTAAATATCAATATAAAGCCTATCTAGATACAACTATTAGTTTTATTATTTTAATGTAAATAAATATTAGTATTATAACTATTATAATGGAAACTATTGAATTATTACAGATTCTAGATAATGTATTAGATGGATTTGACAACAAATCAAATCTTAAATATCACTTATTAAAAGAACAAATCGAAAATAAAATATTAATAATAAAGAATTTTATATGCTATGGATTTCCAGTATTAAATTATACTAATCAAGAGCAATTAGAAATATTATATTGTTTAAAATTTGCTGGTAAAATAGCAGATATAGACAATATGATTAATAATATAATAATAAATATTTACGAATCATCTGGATATCAATTATTATTAACAAATATACCTACTAAAGCAGAAACGCAGACTATAGGAGATGAAGACATAGTAGATACAGTAAAAACTATTACACATATTGAACCTGTTAATGCTGGAAGAGTATATGATACATTAGAAGTTTATGTAGGCGAAAATAATATTGAAAGTGTTTTTCAAGTATCTAATGATACATATTTAGCTAAATTTCAATTAGATAATGACGCAGTACAATTAGCTAATTTAATTGATAATAAAATGATTGAAAATAATATAATCAGTGCTAAATATATTGTACAGATTATAAATTTTAAAGACAGTATATATATGGATAAAAGTATGTTATATGTAGAAACAGATTGTGAAAAATATGAAAAAGAATTTAAAGATATTGATATGTCAAATTTATTAAATGAAACCGAACCATATAAAATTGATGAATATGAATATAATTATATTGAACCATTAACACCTTCAAAATCTATTGAAAATATTGAATCACTTGAAAAACCTGTTGAATATATAATTGACGATATTGACGACACTTCTGACATTGAAGCACTCAAGGGAGCACGAGGGGCTGAAGCCCTCGCTGCTGAACCCCCTTTAGATGAAGCCAGCACTTGGCAAGTTTATAAGCGCAAATCATTACTAGGATTATTATTTAATAATATTGTTGGTGGTATTTCTAATAAAATATATTTCATTTCTAGATATTTTCGAAACTAAGTAATTAATAGTATTTTTAGCATTTAATTAAATAAAATTGATTTTTATATTATTTTTATTATATTATTATTATTAATCTTAACTTAAAAGTATTTTCATTAAAGCTAAATAGTTTTATATAACTATTAAAATTTGCATTATTAAAATGTTTGCTATTAAAAAAATGTTAGTATTACTATTTACATTATCGTCTACTATTATTAATAGTACTAGTCTTTTATATTGTGATGCTAGACCTATTTGTGAAAATTTATCACATCAACATGCACACCATGACTTGCATGCAGTACCTATTGTAAAAGCAAGTAATGATATAAAATATATACCTAATTTATCTAAAGCAGATCCGTCTACTTCATATAATACTCATATTTATCCTGTAGTGCTACTTCATGGAATAATCAGCGACCACACTGAATTATTGCCTGTAGTGAAGTGGTTAGAGGCGAATACTCCTAATCCTGTTTATAATCTTGATATTGGTAATGGAAAAATAAATAGTATTTTAAAACCAATGGCATGGCAATTAGAAGAACTCTGTAATACAATTTATGGAATTGAAGAATTGCGAGGCGGATTTCATTTTATCGGTATGTCGCAGGGTGGATTATTAGCCAGAGGATACGTTGAAAAATGCAATTATTTTCCAGTAATTAATCTTATTACATGGGTTTCACCACATGCTGGTGTATATGGTCTAGGTAATATTGACAATATTGATTTAAAGCGTATTTATACACCATTATATCAGAGGATGTATTCATTTGCTGGGTATTTTAAAGATCCATTTCGCTATAAAGAATATTTACAGATGGCATCTTTCTTGCCTGATTTGAATAATGAAATTGTAAATGTGAATACTATTACCAATGATGATGAAAATTCATTATTTAATTATATATATAATTTTGAGAATAATCGTAATAATATGCTATCGCTACAAAATTTTGTAATGATTTGGTCTTCTGAAGATGAAATTCTAAATCCACCAGCATCGGCGATGTTTAGCTTTTTCGAAATTAATGATAATAAATATAAAAATATAGCTGATATTTATAATTTTACTGCTAATACTAGAGATGTTATGGATATTCTAGGATTTCAGTTACCAGTCATTGATTTGTTTGATTCTGTTCAATTTAAAGATGATTTGATTGGATTGAAGACACTGTGGCAAACTGGACGATTACATATATTTCAAACTAATTGTACTCACGCAGGACATAAAACGGAAGCATGTTTTCCACAGATGGAAAATTTGACATTTCCATTTCTGTTTTGAATGATTGATTATTAGATTTATTTGTTTGATTTTATATTAGGTATTTTTTGTTTTTTGTTTTTTATATTACTATTATTTATTTTTCTAATCTATTTATAGTATATCTCATATATGCAAAATGAAAGTTAATTTAAATATTTCAATAATTATAAGTATTATTATATTGATATTTATTTTAGCATTTAGATTATTTACTTTTACTGAAAACTTTGAAAATATAGAACAATCTAATCCTAATAAAATAGCATTTTTATTTCTAACTTATAATAATTTAAAAAGACCTGATATTTGGAATAAGTTTTTTGATATTGATATTGATATTGATATTAATAATAGTGGTAATACTAATAATATTAGTAAATATACTAATAAATATAATATTTATTTACATGCAAAAGAACCTGATAAAATAACAGATGTTATATTAAAAGGCAAACAGATTCCTGAACATATTGAAACATGTTGGGGATGTTCTAATTTAATTGAGGCTAATATATTAATGATGAAAGAAGCATTGAAAGACCCGCTAAATAAAAAATTTATATTAGTATCAGATTCTTGTATACCAATTGTATCATTCAATACCTTTTATAATAAAGTTATGAAAGATGATAAGTCTAGAATTAATATACATAGAAATAATAATCCAGAAAGATATGATAATATTACTAATCCACCTTTTCCAAAAAATGAATTTACTAAACATAGTGGTTCTGGATTAATATTAAATAGAAAACATGCAGAAATAATAGTATCACAATTAGATACATACAGGAAAGATTGGAAAAATGTAAATGTTCCCGATGAACATTATTTTGGTAATATATTAAGGATTTTAGATCCTAATTTTAATAGTTCAGTTTCATTAAATAAAACAACATTTGATATCTGGAGTAAAGATGATTTAGATACTAATAAAATTAATGATGATGATATTGTTACAGATTCTTATATTAATATTAAAAAGATTTCAAATAATGCTATTGATGAATTACGTGATAAGAATTTTATACTTGCTAGAAAACTCGATACTAATACAGAAATTGATATACACTATATTGTATGATGTATTTTATTAATATATTATTAAGAATAGTTTTATAATAAAATAGTTTTATAATAAAATAGTTTTATAATTTTCAAGAACAAAATCTGATATATTATATTTTTCTTTTATTTTATACCAATATTCAATTTCTTTATCATGATTAGAAATATTTGTATGTTCTCTATTTTTATTTTGTTTATTTTCATCTTGTGGATTAGTACATTTAATAATATCTATTATCGCATATTTATCTTTAATATTTTTACCTAAAGCCCAAATATATAAATAATCTATACCCCATCCAATTAATATAGGATCATAATATTCCATAAATTTTGTTATAGCATATTTTGAAAATACAGGTGTATTAACTTCAACAAAATTTGTATATCTTAGTAAATTATTAGGTATATATTTTGTAATTTCGTGCGATATTTTTGAATCATTTGTAAATGATGGTTGACATATCCATAAATCATATTTTTTAGAAATATCAAATAAATTATTTATATCATTTGTGCTCATTATAATATCATCATCTACAATAAAAAGCCTATCGTATTTATCAATTAAATCTCTATAATTTATATATATATAATGAAAATTTTGAAATTTGCTACCTTTGCGTTTCCAAATTTTATCTACTAATTTTGTATATTTATTATAATTATTTTCATCATTGCCATAATAAACACATAATATATCATAATTCCTATTATCATTCAACCAATAATTATAAAAATTTGTATTGTCGCCTACTGAAGTAAATAACAAATTTTTATTTTTTTTATTATCTTTTAAAGTTTCGATATTTACATTATTTTTATTTCTTTTTTCTCGCAAATATAATATTAATAATATTAATAATATTATTATAACTAGTAATATTAATATTTTTATATTTATATTTATATTTATATATTTTTTTAACATATTAGGTATATAAATTTTATATATGTTTTAGTAATATCCCTAATAATAGTTTATAAATTAGTTTTTATAATAAATAAATTTAAAATATTATATCTATATGTATATTAATATTATCACAATGATAACTATTAAATATATTAAAAATATTATAATTTTAATAATAATATTATTAAGTTTAATATCATTATTAATATATTATTTTTTTTTTACACCTTTAGAATTATTTAAAGATGAATATATATTACCTAGAATAATATGGATATTTTGGGATACTGAAGAATTACCTAAAAATATTTCATTAATTTTTAATAATAATAAAAATAAATTATATAATTGGGATATTAAATTATTAAATAATAATAATTTAAAAGATTATTTAGATATTACAATATTTCCTAAAAAATATAATGATTTTAGTGCACAACATAAAGCAGATTTAATACGCTTAAAATTATTAAAACAATATGGTGGTGTATGGATAGATGCAGGTATTATTATAAATAATACAGATGAATTAGAAAATATATTTAAACAATCTATTGATGATAAAAATGAACTAACTGCTTTTACTCTTATAGAAAAAGATAATTCTTATAAATATCATCAATATATTGAGAATTGGTTTTTAATAGCACCAAAAAATAGTAAAATTATATCATTATGGTTAGAAGAATTTGAAAAAGCATTTGAAATGGGATTTGATGAATATGGTAAATATATTACAGATATAATAAAAATTAATATATGTGATAATATAACACAATATGGTTCATATTTAACACAACATAAAGCATTGCAAGTTGTATTACAAAATAAAATTAATTATGAATCTAATAATTATGAACCTAAAATATTGTTATTAAAATCTGAAGATTCTATGTTTAAATTACAAACTGAATGTAATTGGGATATAGAATGTATTAAATCTAAATTTGAAAATAATATAGATATTAAAAAAATACCATATATTAAATTAGTAGGTTCTACTAGACAAAATTTAAATTTGGATACTTATTTTACATAACTTATAGTATAAATATTTTACATACTTTTTAGTCTGTGTAATATATGTTAGTTTATTGATAAAATATTATTTTGCCCTTTATCATAAAGATATTTATAATCTTTTGGTAAAAATTCTAAAAAATATGATTTATTACTTGCGTTTATACCATTATTTTCAATTGACATATATGGTTTATATTTTTCAATTGTTTCTTTACCACCTAGTAATGCTTCTTTTTCCATACCTTCTACATCTAAATGTATTATTCCTATACTATGTTTAATAATATTATCCCTTATTAAATCATCTAATTTTATAAAAGTATTTATATTATTATTGTTTACATCTTCTTTTTTATTTTCATTAGTTTCATTAGTTTCATTAGTTTCATTAGTTTCATTAGTTTCATTAGTTTCATTAGTTTCATTAGTTTCATTAGTTTCATATTTAATCCATTCCCATGCTCCTGTGTTTACACCTTTTTCCATATTTGATTTATATATTTCATTAGTATCACTTAATCCATAATTTAAAACTACTAGATTATTTAGATTATTTTTATTTTTTATAAATTCTATAAAATCACATTTAAATTTAGAAGGATCTATTGCATATATTATAATATCTTCTCTATTATAATATTTTAGTGCATGTGCAATTGCTATTGAACCATCTCCTATATGTGCACCGCAATCAATTATACAAGAATTTAATGGTAATGTTAAAGCTTTATTAATTATATCTTCTTTTATATCATAATCAAAATCAAACGTATTAGGCCAGTTGCTTTTCATAAAATCATTATCTAGTTTTTGCCAAATTAGTTTATCATTTTGAATATCATTTGTTTTATCATTTGTTTTTATATATGGATTTTTTACAATTTCAATATTTGATTCAAAATCTGTATGAATTGTATTTGCTTCTGTATTAAAGCTTTCATATTTTTTATACATAAATAATACTATAAGTATTATAAAAACTATTAATAATATTAATAATAATATATTTTTTTTATTTATTTTATTTATTTTAGTTTTATTTATTTTAACCATTATAATAATGATATGATAAAGATAATAATAATGATATACTTAATATAATAATAATGATATACTTAATATTTTAATATATATTTGTTTTATTTTAATTATTTATTATTATCTATGTTTTATTTAATAGTATCCTAGAACCAAAATATAGATAATACATTAAATTTTATTAAAATGGTTAATAAAAATAAAACTAATTCTAAAACTAATTCTAGAACATCAGCAAAAAAAAGTTCTAAACATGTAAGTTCTAAAAAATCAGTTTCAAATTCTATCGCGTTTAATAATGAAATTGGTATCAATGACCCTAATGGAATTCACAATAATCCCTTAACTGGAAAGCCATATGAAAATATATATCAAAATGAAAAGACATCTATTGGAGAACCAATGACATATGCTAATCTTGGTAAAATGTGGTCTACTAAAATAGTCTATGCTAATAAAGATGCCATTATAGATTCTATTACGAAAAATCAAATTACATTAGCCACTGCGGGAACTGGTGTCGGTAAGACAATTCTAATCCCCCGCATTGCTCTACATGCTATTAAATACTCTGGAACTATTGTTTGCACTATTCCAAAAAGATTAGTCACCAAAACAACTGCAGAATTCGTATCTAAATGTATGGATGTTAATGTAGGTGAACATGTCGGTTATTCTTATCAAGGAACCAACGAAACTAATAAACGCGGAGTTGTATCAAAACTTATTTTTACAACTACAGGAAGTTTGATTTCGCGTTTAACTGGCTCCGATCCCATGTTAAGCAGTTACAAATGTATAATTGTTGATGAAGCCCATGAAAGAAGTGTAGAAACCGACCAATTGCTATTACTATTGAAAAAACTGTGTCAAGTTCGCAAAGATTTTAAAGTTATCATTATGAGTGCTACCATTGATATTGAACGCTTTCGCAACTATTTTCCATCATCTACATTTAAATTCGGTGAAATTGATGCTGGTAAAGAACTAACATTTCCGATTAAACAAATTTTTATGGAGCGACCTGTAGATTGGAAAAAGATGGCTGTTGAAATTTCTATGAAACTATTGCGAAAAACTGCTGTTGGAGATATTATGATTTTTGTTAAAGCTGGAGGTGATGCTACGCAAATAATTGCTGGAATTAACAAAGGAATGGCTGATTATAGAAAGACAATTTCAAAAAGTAGTCGTAGTCGTCGCTCGAAGAAGATGAATAATAACAATTCGAAGAGGAATATGTCTAATACTTCTGGAAAGACTAAGAAAAGTTCTAAGAGAGGTGCTGTACCCAAAGAATATCTAATTAATCCATTTTGTATAAAGTTAGATGGTAAAAGTAATAAGATTGAGCAAAAACAAGCTACTAGTGAATCAGAATATAAAAAACTTAAAGATGAAAAAGGTTATCCTTATTCTCGCAAAATTGTTATATGTACTAATGTAGCCGAATCATCTTTAACTGTAGACGGTATTGTCTATGTAATTGAACCTGGATTCGAATATGAAGAAAGCTATGAACCCAACTCACGAGTTCGCTCCCTCTTAGAACACACTGTTTCACAAAGTTCTATTATACAGCGAAAGGGTCGTGCTGGTCGCACCCGTCCCGGTGTTTGCTTTCATTTGTATTCAGAACGTGATTTCAATAGATTTGAAAAATTTCCAATTCCAGCTATTGAAAAATCCGATATTACTAATAATATTCTGGATTTAATGAGGCTTCCAGAAGCAAACACTGTTAAGAAACTAAGAGGACTTCTAGATGAATTTATATCCCCACCTCATGAAAAGTTTATTATTAGCGGATTAAAAACATTAGGAGCTCTAGGAGCAATCACAACAATTACAGATGAAGGCACTATTACGCCAATGGGTATGGCACTTTGCAAATTTCGCTCAATAAAGGTAAATTTTGCACGGTCACTAATAGCTTCTTATTTCTATGGATGTGCTCGGTCAATGTGTGATATTGTTGCAATAGCAAATATTGCAAATGGAAGAATAGATGTAATCTTTCAAACATATTATGCTGATAATAAGAAATCTAAAGAATGGAATAAGAAAGAATGGAATAGATATACAAATGTTATGAAAGGATTTGAACATCCATATGGAGACTATATGACAATGTTAAAAGCGTATAGAGAATATTTAAAAATTGCTGGGGCTAAAACTGATGAAGAGAAAGTGGGTGGTGTGGGTGGTGCTGGTGCTGTAGCAGGTGGAGTAGCAGGTGGAGTAGCTGGTGAAGAATTAATTGATTTTCTAGCAAATGATGAAGCTGAACCAGAAATTGATAATATTAAACCTAGTGTTAAAAAATGGTGTCGGGAACATTTCTTAAATGCTAATAAATTATCACAGGCTAAGAAGACATCACAACAATTATATTTTACATTACAACAAGTATTACGACCTTTTCAGGCGAAGAGAGAACCAAGGGAACCTCGAGACTTTAATAAGCAGCTTCGTAAATTGTCTAAAGCTGAAAAGGAAAAAGTAGTTGTTGACGAAGTTAATTCTGTAATGGATGAAGTTGACCTTAATTTTAATTTAGATGATGAAATTATTAAAGAAATGGAAAAGGCTGATAAGTTAAAGAAAGAAGAAATGGAAAAGATGCAGAAGATTACTTATAATATGACTGATGACACCGAACAGACGGGTGGTTATATTAGACAAATTGAAAAAGAAGAAGAAATGCAAAGGCTAGAACCTAATGTAATGCGATTTGAAAGGGAAGAAGATAATATTATGATGGCTTTGGCTATTGGTAATTTTATAAACTTTTCTAAGAAAGTAAAACCTTATAATGATGTTTATTCTAGTTGTTTTGCACAGGATAAGAAATTAGCTCAAGCTAATAGGGATACTTTTCTAAGAGGTAGCCCGGATATTGTTATGTATGATGAAATATTTATGTTTATAGAACATGCTAAATTTCTAAAACTAAATATGGTTAATAAATTGCCAGATAATGTTTGGAATAGAATTAAGGACATGTATGGAAAATACATTAAAGGATGCATTTAAGTTTTACAAAAACTTAATTAAAAGCTAGGCGCGCTCCCTTGTCATTTTTATTTTTTATAAATTCTATAAGAATATTTTTATATTTTTTATACTTATGATAATAAATAATAATAATAATAGGTAATAATTGATAAAACACGCAAAAAATTGATTATTATTTATTAATATATATTTAAATATTATTTCAAGTATTATATTTGAATTTGTTAGTAAAATGAGTTCTTCATTAATGAGTCTTGAACATAAATATAGATTTAATTACTTAAATGAAAAAAGAGGAAGAGATAAACATTATAGTCTACTATTAGATAAACAGGATGAACTAGTAAAGGAAACAGAAGCTATCACACGTGTGGAAGCAGAGGAAAAAAGAAAAAAGCTTGAATTTCAGAGGATAGAAATAGCAAATGAACGTTATCGACTAGAAACACTTAATGAAAAACAAGCTTTGGATGATGAGAACAGAGCAAAAAAATATGATATGTTACTAGCTAGTTATAAAAATTTACAAAAAGCACATATTAAATTATTAAAACAAAACGAAAAATTATTGGCAAAGTACAAAAAATTATTGGCAAAGACAAAACCAAAATGAAAAATATTATTATAAATAATATTCAAATACATTTTGTATTTATGCCTAATATTTTTTAATAATTACATTTTAAGTTTTTTTTTTAGATTTTTTAAATCCTGCTTTTTTATTTGCGCGCGGGATTTTTAAAATCCTGCTTTTTATTACTTAAAGATAGTATTTATTAATACTATTAGTTTGGAATATAAATTATTTTATGTCTAGATACATAAATAATATTACATATATCTTAAAAATGTATAGATATAAAATAGATTCCTCCTTTGACAAAATACCTTTAGAATTAAATATAATTAAAGCTCCACTAAATAAACAAGGTTTTGCTGATTTGCTAAGTATTAATCTAGAATATACATGTAAACTTAATCGTGCGAAGAACCGTATTAATGATTATAGTAGTAGTATTTGGGAGGAAGTAAAAAAACATACAAATCCATATGAATTCATTTATGCCTTTAATACTAAACATAAAGGAAATGATTATCGAAGTGTTTCTATGATAAAACCATTAAGTCGCAGTTTTTTTAAAATGATAGAAATGATACATGAATTTTGTCCTCACATATTAAATGAAGATACTATAAAATCAAATGAAAAAGATTATCAAAAAAATAGAAAGAAAACAAAACAGATAATATTTGAGGATGATGATAATAAAGATAAAGATAATTATGAATATAATGATAAAGATAATGATAATAATAACAATAAAGATAATAATAATGATAATGATAATGATAATAATGAAACACATGTAAATGGAAATTCGCCACTAATACCATTACTCATATCAGTTCATATAGCAGAGGGTCCAGGTGGCTTTATAGAGGCAGTCAGATTTGTAAGAAAAGGTAAATATGATGACCATGCTTTCGGAATGACTCTGATTGATAATAAATATACTAATATTTTTCATAATTACAATAACTCTCGCGAAATTGAAACTTTCACAAACAAGGGAGCGCGAGGGGCTGAAGCCCTCGCACTGAATCCCCTCGCACTGAAGCCCCTCGTACCTGGTTGGAAACAAAGTAATCATTTTTTATTAAATAATCCAGAAGTACATATTATTAATGGTGCTGATGGTACTGGAGATATTTACAAACCAGAAAATATACATTTTTTAAATAATGAAATGAGACAAGTTGGAGAAGGTAACAAAGAATGTAGTGGTGCACATTTAATTACTGCTGATGGTGGTTTTGATTTTAGTGTTGAATATAATTATCAAGAACAATCTAGTTGTAAACTAATTTTCAGTCAAATTTTAGCAGCTATTAAATGTCAGCGAATTGGTGGAACATTTATATGTAAATTCTTTGATATTAATTTATATTTTACTGTAGAAATGTTATATTTATTATATTCAGTATATGAAACAGTTACTATATATAAACCATTTACTAGTCGCATTGCTAATAGTGAAAAATATATAATATGTAGTAATTTTCGAGGGATTGACTCTATTCTATGTGAAACATTATTTGATGTTTTAAATCAATGGAACGGATATAATTCTATAGAAACCATTAATCAAATGTTTAAAGAAATACCTATTTTATTTATAGAAAGAATTAAAGAAATAAATATGGAAATTGTAAATTCACAGATTAGTTCTATAAATAATGCTATAAATATAATAAAAAAACAAAAATTTGTTACAAATTCATATATATATTCTAGTGAAATGACTGTAGAAAAACAAATTAAGTATGCTAAAGAATGGTGTAAACGTTATAATATACCATATAAATATTAATTCTAATTATGTATATATTTTCTAGATATGTATTATTTTCTAGATATGTATTATTTTCTAGATATGTATTATTTTCTAGATATGTATATCGCTCTAAATATGTATATCGCTCTAAATATGTATATCGCTCTAAATATGTATATCGCTTTTATCAATATCTATAATAGTATTTTTTTTAACATAAAATAATCTTCGTTTGCGAGACATTTTGCGAAATTCATTATTCAAAAGTGCAATTTGTTTTTGGTCATCGTTATTATCTATAGCTTTTATTGAATCTATATTTTCTTTTAATATTTTTAATATTAAATCGTGAGCTGACATTAATTGTTTTATTGTTCGTGCGCCTGTTATTATTACACTTCCTGGACGAAATACGGATATTGTTATTTTCGTACAAATTGAATGCTTTTCTTTAGTGGAACAATGAGGTGCACAATTACATATACCTTGAACTGTATTATTAATATTATAATAATATTTTGTAAGAACACCTGGATAATCATCTGGATCAAAAGAATTATAAAAACCGGCTTTTCGCAATATTCTTGACATTTTTTTTAAATTTATATTATGATTTATTAATAAATCACTATTAATTAAAACTGTATTAGTTTCACTTACAAAATAATTTGATGGTTCTGTAGCTTTATTAATTTTAAATTCTAAATCTAAGAGTGGTATAGTTTTATTAATTATATTACCACATGCATTATTTTGTAAATCGCTTTGTAAATCGCTTTGTAAATCGCTTTGTAAATTGCTTTGTAAATCGCTTTGTAAATCGCTTTGTAAATCGCTTTGTAAATCACTATTCATATATTCCTTAATATAACTACAAATTGTAATATCTAGTGTACGAATTGTTATAAGTCGATTTACTTTTTTCTCAAGAATATTTTTATAATCCCTATTAAATTTGAATATTTCACTTTTAATATCTATTAATGTTCGCTCGTCTGTTGAATACATATTTTTTCCAATGTCTGAAAGTATTTTATCTAATATATTGAATGAAAAATCGCTATATTTTTTTATTAATAATTCTACATTCTTTTTAACTTCTTTTAATGTTTTTGCGTTAGATAATACATTTTCAAATTCAACTGTAAAATAATTCTTAATTCTCTCTATTTTTTCTATTATTTTTTTAATATAATTATCACCACTCCAATCACTTGCAAGGGTTAAAGTTTCTTGTGTCCCCTTGTCATTAATATCACCATTGTATACTGTAATTAGTTTTTTGTCATTAACTAGTGTATCTAGATACACATCATGAACCCCTTCGATAAAACCCTTTCTATTATAATTAACACTAAATGGAGGTGCTTTAGAATTATTAATATTATTAGCAGATTGATTATTATCAAAATCATATACTAAATTTGTATCAAAATTATATGCATTTAAAAAGCGCTCATAATACTTACGATAATAGAATACATTTTTCGATATAGGATCATATATTAATTGGAAATCACACGTTTTCGCACTATTTTCCAAAGTCTTAATATCAGATGTAATAGATATTTTTATATTTTTTATAATTTCTATTAATAATGCACCTACTTCTTTTGCCTCATCCTCATATTTTAATCCTGTCATCTGCAGTGTCCCATTTGCAAATACTTTTACATTTATATTACGAAATCCCCAATATTTAAATTTAAGTGTTGCCTGATTATTAAACTCCGGTTTAATTTTATCAATAAGTGTTTCACCACGAGCACAATTACCATAAAATTCTAAATTATAAGCACCTCCTGCTTTCAAATCCAGTTCAGCCGCATTTTGGTCATATACATTAATAAATCGACTAAGAAAACCCAAATGGATTTTCGCATTTAAATTTGTAATTACAGTGCACGTGGAAATTGATAATGGAGATGCCTTAAAATCATTAACCTGTTCTTTGGTCGCAAGGGGGGAGTCTTGTGACATTTTGCGAGAGTTAGCAAACTTTAGTATAACTCTTTAAACTCTTTTTCATTGTCATTTGGTATTTATAATATAAAAGAATTGCTTTAAGTTATTCAATTTTTTGACAATTGAATATTTAAACTATATTTTATTATATTTATAAAAAAATTGAAAACATTTTGTATTTATATTTTGCATTTACAAATTATATAAAATTATATTTTGTATCCATAATATATACATTACATATACAAATGGACGACCTAGTTAAATCATTAAATAGGATAGAAAATTATACAACTAGATATATATTTAATAAATACATTAATAATACTACAAATACATCAGAAAACATTAATAAAGATAAATCAATAACGTATAAAGAGTTTACAGATAATGTTTTTGGTCTAGAGCGCAAAGCTATTATTACACAAGATGAAAGTTTAAATGAAGATTTAGATAATATGGATCTAGCTGACAAAGTATTTGAGAAAGCTCCTGAAAAGTTTAAGAGGCGAGAATATGATAGTTTACCAGATGTTAAAAGGTGCACTTTTATAAGAAAACATAAAAATAAATATATAAGGTGTGCTATGAGTATTAGTGATGATGATAACGATGATAATTCAGATGTATGTTATAAACATGAAAGTTCTATAAATATGTATTGGAATAATTACTGTAAATTGTTGAAGGAGAAGGAAAGCAGGATTTAGAAAGCAGGATTTAGAAAGCAGCTTTTTAGAAGCAGGATTTGGGAAATCCCGCGCGCAAATTAGCCGCGCCAAAAATCAGGATAAAAATTTGAATAAATATAATAGTTTATCCTAATTTTGCTTTTTTATTACATGGACTTTCATTATCTTGTTCTTCTAGATTATGTTTTTTATGAAGATGTTCTAAACTCTTTGTATTCGCCTTTCCACATAAAAAGTTTACTTCTGGATATTCACCTCTACAATGAGGACAACTTGCATTCTCATTAAACCATTGTTGCATTACATTATATTTTACAATCTTTTTACATTGAGAACATGTTGCAATGTTTTCATTATTTTGTATATATTCGAATGAAATTATACATTCTTCATATTTATCTATTTCTATTAGTTCTTCTGTTAAATATAAAATATTATCATAATCATGCTCGCATGGCGATTCATTATCTGTTATACCTAAATTTATATTTTGCGAAGCATATGGTATAGAAACTAATGGAATAGCTAAATTAGAATTTTGATTAAACCAAAATGATAGAGGAATATTAAATGATGGTATTGCTGGTGTTTCTGGTGTTGCTGGTGTTTCTGTTTGTTGTATTACTGTATTTCCAGTAAGATAAATATCTTGTGCTCCATAAGCAACTAATTGCATTAATCCACCTGCCATTTTTTATGTGTTTATTTTGTTATTATTTTATTTTATTATGTTTTAATATATATTATTTGTATATAATGTATATTGTGTTTATATATCAAATATATGATAATATTATTATATTATTATTTTAGTTTTTATAAAAATTGATTTTATATATATTAATTAATATTTTTTATATATAAAATTAATAGTTAAAAAATGGATAATATTATTAAACAACTTATACATTTTAAAGATGAAGGAGTTTATATACAATATGAACAATTATTAAATATAAAAGAAATAATTGATGAATTAATTAAAAATAAAAATATTAAAAAACATAATAAGATTATTGCAGAAGCGACCAATAATTATGAAAACGAAAGCATTAAAAGCGTTATTGATGATAATAATGATAAAACTAAACATTACGATGAATATGTTGGTTGGATGACTGGAATTAATTCAGTTTATCAACAAAAAAATTATGTATATAGTAATGGTAAAGGTTATGAACAATGCTCAAAATTAAGACAAAATGGTGTATGTTATAAAAATACTACAACGTTAGTAGGTATATCTGGTTTTATGAAATGTTCATTAATATTATATTATGTTTCACAAGAAGAAGATTTTCATAAATGGTATTCTGAGCATGATGCAGAAGCATATAGTACAGGATATTGATATATTTTAATTATTGTTTATTGTTTTGTATATTATGTATTAGTATATAAAAAATATTTTATTAATGTTATTGTGTAGACTTAACTTTTCTGTACAACGCACTAATTGCTCTCTGGTCTGCTTTAAATAAACGCGCAGCTTTTGGATTAGTATTACGATTAAGAATATAACGAGCATTTAGTGCACGAATAACATAATTATATGTAGCCATTTGACCTTTAATAGGAAGAAAATGATTGATTAGTTTATGTAGCGCAGCGTGGCGAGTTTCTTTAGGAGTTGTTTCTACATCGTGATAACCATATTCACTAAGGAAATGATCTTCTGGGTCTAGAACAATAATACGCGAACTTGATAGAGGGCTTTTATATGTTTTTGCTTTACCGCGCTTAGTAATACATCCTGGAGCTACCAGAGCATGACGATAATGATTTCGAAGCCCTGTTATACGGTCATATGAACGCCGAGTATAACCACTACGAAGGATTTTATCTTTAGGACAATTGGTTCGAACTGTCATTCCTCGCTTAACGCTCATTCGCCTTGCTGACATTGAACGCATAGTAGCTTTTTTGATGAGAGCTTCAGTTCGTTCGGAGCTTTTACCTGGAAGTAATCCAGTTTTGCGAATACAGCGAGATGAAACGCATTTTCCTGATTTAGTTTTATAAGAATCGCGGAGAATATATCCAGTAGGACAGGAAGGTTTTCTAGAGACAGACATATTATTATTATTATTTATAATATATACTTATATTATTAATTTAATTATAATAGGGGATATTAAAATATGATAATATAATAATAATAATAACCTATATCTAATACAATATGCCTTTTATTAATAGTTATAATGGAGCTATGAAACTATTATCAGAAATAGGTACTGGAACGTGTAAAGGTTCATGTAAATCTGTATGGATTCGTAATCTAAAATATTCATTAAAAACTAAAACTAATCCTTTACACTTAAATAAAGCTCAACGTAAAACTATGACTAATAAAATTAAAAGTATTTCTGGTAAAAATTCTATAAATCAACATAGTAAAACATTAAAAAAATATAAAACTAGAAAGTCTCCTCCATATTCTGCAAATGAAAATTGTAATAAGAAAATGAAAGGTAATGATGGAAATATATATTTATCTAAACCAAATAAAAATAATGTTTGTGCTTGGAGCAGGATTTAGGAAATCCCGCGCGCAAAGCAGCTTTTTCTAAAAAAGCCGCACCAAAAAGGATATACCTAATAATAAAACATTATATTTTAGTAAGAATTATATGTAGAATTGTGAATATTATTAGTATCGTTATAAATATTATTATTGTATTTATCCATATATTTATTCATTAGTTCATAAACTGTTTTTTTCATATTTTCATCATATTGTCTAACAATTTCTATTTTTTTACTTTCCATAAAATTTGTAATAATAATACTATAATAAATTGACATTAGTATCATAGATAGCACTATAAATAAAATTGCAAAATACACAATATCTATTCTAAAACGAGACATCTTGTAATGTAGAACTGTAGTATAAAAGTATTGTTGATGGTATATATTTATTTTATTTATATTCTTATATACTATAAAATCAATTTTTTATAAAGTATATCTAAAATATATACTATTTTTATCATTACAATGGTTCACGTTTGTTTTCACACCTTGTAATATATCTTCATCGTTAATCCAGTGAAACAGTGCCGAACCCGCAGCATATTCCTTACCAAATGAATTTATTTCAATAAAATATAATGAATCATTTTCTAATATAACTGCATCAATACAATAATTGCTTGTATGTATTATTTTCTTTTTTATATTTTTTTCGAAACTATCATATATAATTTGTGTATGATTTTCTATTATTTGTATGCGTTCTTCCTCTGTAAAAGCATCTAAAAACTCATTTACTTCATATATATTTTGTTGCGATATTGCCGTAATACTATTATTACATATAAATATACGATATTCTTTATATTTATCGAACTTTTGCCATTTGAGTAAATATATTGTTAATGGTTCTATGCCTCTGTTTTTATTATCTATAGGTGTATGAGTTTCTATACAAGTCACTAAGGACTCTATTATTTGTTCGAAAGTAATATAAGGTCCAACACCGTGTTGCCCGTATTTTAGACTTACACTATTACATCGAACAAAATATTTAGTGTTATCAAAATACTTATCCAAATGTTTATATCTTTCTAATATATCATCTTTTTCATCTTCAAATGAATGAGGAAATTTGCCAGTATAAGAACCTGATTTATATGCCTCTTGCATCCATTTTATATCTTTATCATAAATATTTATTGTGATGTAATCTTTATGAAACGAATTAATCCATTTATTAGTATTACCTTTTTCTAAGATTTGATAATAATCGTCTGGTCTAGCGCCATGATTACCAGAGTTATAGTTTTCAGGACAAGTAATTACATTATAAAGGGGTATTTCTTCAATTATTAGATTGTATGGTGTAGCAGTAATATCTGGAGTAGTATTTGTAGCCATTTTTTAGTTTACATTTATTTTGATATAAACATATATGTTTATATTTGGATTATATATGATTATATATGATTATATATGATTATATATGTTTATTTATTCTAATTTCTAATTTCAATTTTTACTAATAAACATGTCTAACTTAATTATGAAAGAACATATAGATAATTGTTCTATGATTAATGATAATAGTAATAGTAATAATTCTTCTACTAATAATACTAATAATACTAGTAATATTAATATAACTACTTATAATGAAGTATCTAAAAAAACATTTAATATATATAATATTCCATTTAATATGTATCCAGAAGATAATAAACCTGTTGGTTCAGTAAATATAGCTAAAATTCCAAGTGATAAAGACTTATATAATCTATTAAATTCAGGTGAATTTATAATGTAATGAAAATAATTACTTCTAATTAATTTTAATATAAAGCTATTTTTCTATTAAATAATAAAATTATTATACTATGTGATAAACATAGCAAAATGGAAGGATCGATAATGGAAGAACCGATAATAGAAGAATCTACTATTACTATAAAAGAACATCTAGATGATTGTTCTATTTGTTTAGAAAATATTATAAATGAAGAACATAAAAAAATAACAACTTGTAACCATATTTTTCACGAAGAATGTATGGCTAGATGGATGTCATTAAATCATAATTGTCCTTTATGTAGAAAAAATCTTGATTTAGATATTTATGATGAAATTAATGTTGAAGAAAATGACGATGGTGATGTTAATGATGATTATGATGATTATGATGAATATGATAATCCTATTAATAGACATATAAACAATTCTAATACAAATAATAATATTTCATATAATAATACATCATTACCAGATTCTTTACATGTATTTGCCATGAATTATAATGTATTGCGAATTATGTCTGGAATGGGAGGTGTGTCATATAGTTCTTAAGAACTCACATACATATTGTTAAAAGTACGCCCCATTTTCCTGCTTTTTATATTCAGGTGGGACTTCTTCAGGAATGGGACGTATCCAACTATCATTAATATATTCTTTCAAAAATGGACTATTATTGAATTTTGGATCCCAGCGATTTCCATACACACCAAACATCATTTGTAATCCACCTCCCAAATGAAATGCCGATTTCCCTTTTACCCTTTTTATATAATCACATAGTAAAATACTATTTCCTCCTGCTCCAATGAGTGCTATATCAAAACTTCCAGCACTATTATATACTTCGTCAATTTCCTTTTCATATTTCAATAGTAATTTATAATTGCTTTCTGGATACTTTGCCTTGTCTTCGGCAGAAGATACATTATAAGGATGTGGAAAGTTTATAAATTTAAATTTTATTTTATCAGACCAGAATCCTTTCCATTTACCACGAAACACATTTTCGCGATTATCTAATTGTTTTTGAATTGATTTGGTAAAAGGAGTAATTACTAATATTGTTTTATTTTCATAGAGATTTTGCCACCAGTATTGTCTTTCGGTATAAAATGATTCTAGAGTAGTTAATTCTACTATACCTAATGTTTCATTTATTAATCCTGCATTTGCTATTAATGATTGTTTTGAATTAACAATATAATTTCGCCATATGTATTCTTCAACATTTATTAATCGCTCATTCCAACTTGCTATAATATTCATACTTTTAATTGCCTCCATATATATTCTAACAAAATTTATAAAACCTTCTTTAGTATTTGGGTGTATTCCAGCGACGTCTGTGCCATCGCGCTTCATATCCATACTAAAATCTGTCATTTGTCCTTGTTGAATTAAAATAGCTTGATATATAATTATTAATTCATTAGCACCTATTTTTCCTATAAATAATGGTTTATTTGAGGTAATCGAATTTTTTAATGAGTCATATAAGAATTTATAGCCTTCGGTGCCTTTCTTACGAGCATTTATATATTGTGTTATTTGTTCTTGTTGTTTTTGATTCATTTTTAGTCTTGGGATTATAGAGTTATTTATAGTTTGATTATGTATATTAAAAAAATATTCTATAGTGTATCTAGACTTCATTATATATTATTGTTTATGTTTATATTATTTATTTTTACTTTTTATATTAGGTTTATCTAGATTTGATTTCGATTCTTCTATCATATCCATCTTACGTCGTAATCCTTTGGTAGTATTTTTACCATATATATCAAATGTTTTTGCTTTCTTATCTTTTTTGGATGTGCGTTTTGTAAATTCTTTATCCATTTCGGGTTTTCCTTTATATTATTATTATTATTTAATAAATTTATATTTATATAATAGTTATAAAAGTTTATGTTCTAGATTAGATATGTTAATAAAGAAATTTAAATTATTAAAGAAAAAATCAATTTTATGTAAAAAGAAAACAAAAAAGGTTAGTAAAAAAAAAAGAAAAACAAAGTCTAGAATACAACGTGGTGGAAATGGAGAATCTTTAACTATTTCATATAATGAAAAATCTATAGTAAATGGTTCAAATATAAGTGATTCTATTGATTATAGTAAAGCACCACAAATTATTATTAATAATTCAGATATTAATAAAACTTATTTAATTACTATGACTGACCCAGATGCTCCTAATGGACTTGAAAATAAGCTTGGTAATTTTACATATACACATTTGGTATTTACTCGCAATGGTAATGATAATAATACATATAATGAAATAGTACCATATGCTCCTCCATCACCTCCGCGTGGAACACATAAATATCAATTTAATTTATATGATGTTTCGCAGATTAATACTGATGGATTAAAAGTTAATAATAAGCTAGATAGAACAAAATATTTTATAACTACATTACAACTTTTTATAAAAAATAATCTAATTAAATTGTTATTTCAATTTCAATTTATTGTTAAAAAATAAAATATTTATATAATATAAGATAAACAAACTTATCAACACACTTATCAAAAAAATTTATTATATATTATAAAATGGCGTTTGACCAAAAAACATATATATATGGTATGTTAATACAAGTAGAAAATTGTATTACTAATGTACAAAAAGTAGTTGCTACTAATTTTTATAATCTTGATGAATCAAGTAAAGCCTCTATTAAGGCTAGTATAAATAAGTGTAACATGTTATTAAATTCACAACCACTAATACAAGCTGGAGGTAATAGAAATAAAAAACTCACAAAAAAAAATAAAAACAAACATAAACATTAATAAATTATATTTATATTATCAATGTTTAATTAATTAATATATAATCAAACCCTAATAAATAATTTACCCTCTAGATTACGTCGCAATTCATCTTCTGTAAATTTGCATTCTTTCATAAATTTCTTTACTTTTTCTATTTCCATTTTATATATTACTGGTGTACATTCATGATAATATCGATGAAATGCCACATTAAGACCATAACGCTTTGGAAAATATATATTCATCGGGCATTTTGGATCGGACAGTTTTCGCGCAGCATCTTTAACAATTAGAAAACGACTTGCAAACGGTAAGACCATAAATAGGAGAGCTTGTTGGTCTATGGGACTACTCGGTTTAAAGTGAAAAACTTTATTACTCGATGTAACATTAATATTCTTATGTTTTAGTAATTCATCATATATATCTGCAAATGTTGGTGCATAGTCAAACGGATAATACCAGTCCCAACTGGGAGCCTCATCAAAATAATATAGGAAATTCCATACTAGAGTTTTTAAATAGGCTTGTGTAGCCATATGAATATTACTCGGCGAATATTCCATATTAAAACATATCTTATAATATCGCTGCTTCCAATTGGGTTTGGTAGGGGCGATTTCCTGTTCCACATACAAGTGTTGTAGCGGATAGAAATCGGATAGCGTTTGTTGCCGCTCGCGTTCCGTCATTTCTGCTGTAATATATGGACGAGCTTTCTTGCGCTTTTCAAATAGTTTTACGACGGCTTCTTGTTCCTGATTTTTAATAATATACCATATATCACACAACATTTCGGTATTAATTTGTAATGATTGGCGGTCTACCAAAAACTTTTCAGAATGATTATGGTTTTGGAAATACGCCGAAATGAACCGTTCATACCCACCTTCGTGAATACTATACCAATGATTCTTTGGCATAAAATCATTTCCTAATAACATTCCTAAAAATGCATAGTCATCAATATATCTGTCTTTCTTATTAATATCTAATGTGGGATTATAGATTTTAAAGTCTTCTATGATAGTATCGCTTAGGATTGTAATATCCATAAATAGGAATTTATCGCTTTCGGAACGAACTGCAAATTTTCCGAACTCAGGAGCTTCACGGAAGAGATAAACATTTGGTAAATGTAGAATTAGGCTGAGAAAGAGTAAATCTCCGTCCATTCCGTATATAACGGTATTGTGTTCATTTCCATAAAGTAATCTTTCTTTTTCATTTCCATCTATGGCTAGATGAGTAGCCTCTCTAATATGATGCATTAATTTATGTTCTCCTTCCTTTGGAACACTAGAATCGCTAAATATAATAGTTTTGTTTTTAAATATAGGGGATTGAGCTATTGCTTTCCGAATAGCAAGTGATAGGTCATACATAAACTGTGTTCCAGGAGTAATACAATTCAAATCGATACTATTATTTACACTAGACTTATCAGTTTCGTTACCAAATGTCTGGTTAATTTTAGTGGAGCGATTCTTACGACAAATGCTATGAAAACGTCGATTGCGTTGCTGAACGCATTTTCCAAATACTGGAACACCATCTATAGCAATATAAATTAATTCTAAATTAGGAATAGTTTTACATAATGTCTCTAGATACTCAACTGTATAGATAATAAGACTTTCTTCTGTTTTAATACTGCTATTATTATTAAAAGCACAATAGATAGCACAGTTAAAGTCTAGATAGAAATGGTTAGGGAGCGAGTCATTATCTATAGCTTTTTTGATTATTTCTGGATTAGCTTTAATTAATGAGGAGAATAAACCTGGAACACCCATTGTAGCGGGGTAGGATGATAGATATGTTTGTTATGGATTTATATTTATATATCTAGATACAGTTTAATATTTTATGTTTATATTTATATTTATAATTATAATTATATTTATAAGTTTGTTTAGTTTCAATTTTATAAAAAAATATAATTCATAATAATATTTGTATAATAATTTGTATATTCTATATATTTGTATAATAATGTATAATAATTCATATATATGTATCTTAATCAATATCTGCTATATCGATGTTTTCAATAGCATCTTCAAGTGATACCTCTTCAACTGATACCTCATCAGATGATTCTTCAATAGCCTCTTCAACTACCTCAGCACCAACTTCCAATGAAGCTCGACCGCAAGTTTGGCGATGAGCATCATATTCGCAATTCCAATGGCGCTTTTGGCAGATAAGACTACAATATCTAACCTCTTTACATTTGCCACATTTCTTTAAATCTTTTCGTACTTTATATTGTTTACAATAGGCACATTGTTTTTTTATTTCAAATGGTTCTTCGAAATATAATAAATTATTTTCATTTTGTAATGAATTATTTTTAAATGCATTTTCAATCTCTAAACATCTTTCTAGAAATTCTGGACTCCATTGATTAAATTGGAGTCGCAATTCATTAATTTTGTTAATAAGAATATCTATATTTTCATCATTTTCGTCATTTGGTTTTGAATATTTGTTCTTAAATTCTTGCCATCCATAATTATCTAGAGATGTTCTATTAATATTATTAATTAATATATCAAAATCGCTTTGACTTGTTTGTGCTAAATTATATACTGAATAAGCATCTTCATTTTCAATAGCAACTTGAGTATATTCATTATTAGGTAAATATGAAAAGTCTATTTCTGCGGGGTTTATACCACCAAATAAGAATTCATTTGAAAACGAAGAATTTTTATAATCTTTTGTTTTATTAAATCCAGCTCCATAGTAATAGCCATATGTAATAGCACAATTATAACAAATACCTACTAATACATTTTTATATGACGCATAATGTATACAATTCTTACACTCTAATACAGTATTTGGTTTTCCCCAAATTAATTCTTTAGGAATAGTACTAGCACATTTAATATTACGATGAATTATAATAGTGTATGGGGAAGACATTTTTGTAGTTCTTACTTTGTAGTTCTTACTTTGTAGTTATTATATAATATATCTTTTTATGTTAAATATTCAATTTTTTAACATACAAAAAAAATTATTTTTTATTACCATTTATTTCTATTTTCTGCCATTTTTACTATTTTTATTACTATAAAATTTACTTTTTAAAAAATTGAATTTTGCATTTATTATTCAATAAATATATAATATATTATAACTCGTTTTCGATATACTAAAAGATTTTAAAGATTTTACTAAGTTTTAAACTTAAAGCAATCATTAATACTAATACTAGAATGTCTGCTAAAGCATCATCTAAACAAACTAAAAATACTACTCCTAAGGAAACTAAGGAGGCTAAGGAAACTAAAGAACCAGTAACATCTACATCAGATATGGAAGATCAAGACCAACATAGTCTATGGAACGGACGTCTCAAACGTGATCCGCGTGAGGCTAAAACAGTTAGAGATATTATTAAATTATTGCTTCAACATATTGTAGATGAAGATGGTGCTAGTGAAATTCTTAAATTAGTTTGGGGTGAATCCCAAGAAGTATTAGATTCATTAATTACTAAAGCTAATAAACGCGACAAAAAAAAGGTAGCTACTTTCCAATCGGAAGGACTTAAGAAACCATTAACTGCTAATCATTTATTTGGTAAACATTTTAAAGTAGAGTGTGATAAAAATGGAACTAAGTTTTCATTGAAGGATAGTTCTGCCGCCTGGCAAAAATTAACTGATAAGGAAAAGAATAAGTTTAAGAAACAAGCCGCAGATGATAAGGCTAAATATACTGCTGAATATTTGAAGCTACGTACTAGCGCTATTAATAATGGACAATTTCCTGAAGATAAACCTAAGCGACCAGCTACTGCGTTTTTCCAATATTTAGCTGAAGTGCGACCCAGTCTTACTAAAAAACATGCTAATGATGAAGATAGAAAGGCTGCTAACGCACAAATTACTACTGATGCTTCGGCAATGTGGAATGCTCTTTCTGATAATGAAAAGGCTAAATATAATTTGGCTTATCGCAAAGCAAAAGTTGAATCCGATGAAAAGATGGAACAATGGACTGCTCGTGAAACTAGTCGTCTCAAGAAATTGGGTGGAGGAGAAGCATCTAATGCTGAAGAAGTAAATATCGAAAGCACTGGTAAGGTTACCAAGAAGAAGGGAAAAGCTGTTGTTGCTGATGTTGCTTCTGATGCTGATGAGGCTGGTACTGGTACTGGTACTGAAACTGGTACTGAAACTGTTGATGATGAAGAGGAAGTTATTGTGAAACCAGTTGCTTCAAAGAGCAAAGGAAAGGACAAGGCTGCTGCACCTGTTGTCAAGAAGACTAATGATAAAAAATCTAAGACAACAAAAGTTACAGTTGACTCAGACCAAGAAGAAGTTATTACAGTTGATGATGAACCAGTTGAGGAAGAACAAGAAGTTGTTGTTGAAAAACCAAAAGCTAAGAAAACTACTACTAAAACTACTACTAAAAAAGTAAAGGTTGAATCTTCTGATAACGATGAGTAGATTTATAGATTCATTATAGATTCATTTAAATAGATTCATTTATATTTTCATAAAATTAATACATTAAATACTATTAATACATTAAATATTATTTTTTATAATTTTCAAATTGCTTTCATATAAACATATTTTTTTCATATAAAAATAAAATATATCATAACATAAAATATATATTTATTATAAAATGGCTGATTGTTATAATTTTACTATTAATGAAACAAATAAACATATGAATCATTGTCTAGATAAATGTATTCAAAATATAGATGATGATTATTATGATGATTATAACAAGGGAGCTCGAGACAGCTTTTTAGAAAAAGCCGTGCCAAAAACAAGGGGTTTAATGGGGGCTGAAGCCCTCGCAAACAAGGGAGCTCGAGGGGCTGAAGCCCTCGTAAATGATTGTGTTTGTAAATGTATTTATAATAATAATCTAAAAGATGATAATGATACAACTGATAGTAATAGTAATGTTTTTATTATATTTTTTGTAATTATATTGTTTTTGCTTATATTTTGTGCATATGGAATTATGAAAGTAAAAATTCAACAACTATATATGAATACTAATGAAATAAATAATATTACGGCTATTACTTCTACTACTGCTACTACTGCTAGTAATACTATAATAGATTTAGAAGCAAATAATATAAATTATTATACAATAGATAATTCTCAACAGTTACCTAAATATAATGATATTGAACCTAACATTTCATTACCACCTAAATATGACAATACTATTAAATCTAATTATACAAATGAATTAATGTAGGCAGCTTTTTAGAAAAAAACCGCAAGTAAAAACACCTTTTTAATAACAAGGGAGCTCGAGGGGCTGAAGCCCTCGCAGCAGGATTTAGGAAATCCCGCGCGCAAAATATAATATAATCAAGGGAGCTCGAGGGGCTGAAGCCCTCGCAGCAGGATTTAGGAAATACCGCGCCAAAAAGTATTATAAAAAAAAGGGATTGCGATTAGAACATATATTTTGTTTCTAGATAAATATAAGTTAAGAAGTTAATAAGATAATATAGTAAATATAATATTTAAAAATGACAGATATAAATAAAAAGATAATTGAAGAAGCTACTAGATACTGTGAAAATGTAAAGTATGTTAGGAAATTAGATAAATACTTTTGTGATTTGCAACGCGATTTTAAAGCTTTAACTTCTAAATTGCCAGTTTTATTAAATAGAAAATTGATAAATAAAGATGAATTATTATTTGATTTGGAAATATCTATGGATGATTTGGCAGTTCAAATACAATCGGCTATGTTTAAAGTTCAACAGCAGGATTTATTATATAACAAGGGAGCTCGAGGGGCTGAATCCCTCGATGCTGAAGCCCTCGATGCTGAAGCCCTCGATGATGAAGCCCTCACAAAAAAGTTGTTGCCATTATTTTTTACATATTTAATGGCTGTTGATAAAAATTCAATTATTAATAAACAAAATTTTGGTAATAGTAGTGTGAATAGTGGTGCGAATACATTTGATTCATTATTACAAACACAATCTACAACTGTTAATAAAAATATTGGTAATAATAGTACTGATGTATTTATACCACCATTTATTGAATTAGATTGAATTAGATTGAATTAGATTAAATTAAATTTAATGAAAACATAGATTAAATTGGCAACTTTATAGTAAAAATTGATTTTTAATCCATTAAAATAAATTAATATATTAAAAAAAGATTTTATCTTTTGTGTTTGTAATTACTTTTATTATTATAAATTGCAAAATGTTTAATTTTCAATCTATAGAAAAATGTAAAACATTATATTATGTTATTGAATATTTTGAATTACCATTTACTGGTATTTGGAATAGTTTATCAGATGAAAACATAGAAATTTTAATATTTCATGAAAATTATGATAAACAACATTCTGCACATGATTCAGAATATTTAAGACTACGTTCAGAAGATGTGCGTAATGGATTCTTACCAAAATATAAACCAAGTCGAATATCATATATTCAATATTTATATAAAATGCAACCTATTATTTGTAAAAATTATTCTAATGCTAATAAAAAAATCTCTACTATGTGGGACGAACTTTCTGACGAAGAGCAGGATAAGTATGATTTGTCGCCTAAAGAATATGAAGAACAAATGAAAGAATGGCAATTATATGAAAATATTAGAAAAGGATTGCCATTAGATGTAAATATGATTAAATTACTAATAGAAAAAAGTAAAGAAAGAACAACATTTATATATCATGAATTATTAGCAAAGGCATTACATCCAGATAAAGTTTCCAAATGGCTAGATTATCATTTAGATAATGGTGGAGATTTAGGTAATTTTGTGTGCTGAACATTTTTTGTTGAATTTTTTTATTTTTTTTTTGAAAAATGGTATAAATAGTAAAATCAACAAAAATTGAATTTATATTTTTTACATTTTAATTTATATACAATAATACATTATTGTTATTTTGATTACTTTTTCGAAAATGCCGTTTACATTCTTTATGACGGAAGAAGAAAAAGTAGCATCTCAAGAGATGCGCAAAAAGCGCAATGAAAAAAAAAAAAAATTACAGGATCTTCGCGCCGAATCCAGAGCTGCTTGGCGAAGGACAAAAAGACGTTGGGGGTGGAGACAATTTGCTCTTGACCATTGGAATGAACGATACAAAGATCAACAATCACTTGCAGATATATATCATTATTACAAGCCATCGCAATGGTGACCGTAAAAAAGTATTCCAACCCGCCTTTTTTTATTTAAAAAATTAATTAATATATATATATTTGAAAAATTGTATAAATAGTAAAATCGACAAAAAATGAATTTATATTTTTACATACTAAATAATATATGTGACTTTGTGACACAGGAGCAAAAAATGTCGTCCCGTTGGATTGCTATTCTATTCGTGGTTGTGATAATCGTGTTCTTTTGCTGCATTGGAACATAGACATTCTCAAACAAACTTTGTGTCCTCGTGTGGACACACCTTTTTTTATTTAAAAAATTAATTAATATATATATATTTGAAAAATGGAAAACTATTGTAAAATCTACAAAAATTGAATTTATTTTTTTATATTTTAATTTATATACATATACTTATTATAACTTATGTGCATTTTCGAAAAAGTAATAAAATGCTGTTTACATTCTTTATGACACAAGAGCAAAAAGTAATATTTAAACTTGTATCTAAAGAGAAAAAAGAACTGTGTGCAATCTCCAGAGCTAAATGGAGAGAACATAAGAAATATTTTGAACATTTTAGGTTTGGGAGAAATTTTGCATATGCTACATGGGTTGTTAGATTTGGTGGCAAACCATCGCTTTCCGACAGATATCCTTATTACGAGCCGTATCAATGGCGACCGTAAAAAAGTATTCCAATCCACGGCGAATAAAAATTAAATATTGGTGCAATTAGGTGCCACATTTTATTATTATTTACAAATTATATACATATACATATTACATATTACATATACATATACATATACATATACATATACATATACATATACATTTAAGTATTTTGGTTACTTTTCGAACAAAATGGCATAATTTGAAAAATAGACAAAAATTGAATTTATATTTTTACATTTTTATTTATATAATACTTTAGCATACATATCGCTAGACCAAACCCACACGAGAATGTCTTATACTACCAAGTTAAAAGCTAACTCTGCTATGTTTTGGTTCATAGCTGTGGTTATATGTATAACCATTTTGGTTTGCATTCTATAACAAAAAAATTTCTGTATCCTCGTGAGGATACACCTTTTTTATTTAAAAAATTAATTAATATATATATATTTGAAAAATTGTATAAATAGTAAAATCGACAAAAATTGAATTTATTATTTTTTACATTTTAATTTATATACACCTATACATATTAACGAAGATGTGGTTCTGTAAAAAAACTGTATCTCCTTTACCATCGCTAGCAAAATTGATAATGATATTTCCGATTGCTATAAATGTCAGCGCTGAAAATAAGATTGCTAGAGAACATAGACAAAGAATGGAAGAGAATGAACGAGATCAAGCTCTCGAAAAAAGGCTTCGCCGCGAAAAAGCTGAATCCGAAGCTCGCGCTAAAGAGAAGGCATTTTTGAAAGCCTGTTTGATCGAACAGGAGAACCTCGCTTCAATGTATCATGGAGATTTTCATGGTACATTTGGAATTGGCTCAATATACTATCAAGCACATGTTCGATGTAATCCGCACTTGTATCCACATGATCATACTTCTTGCTAATAAACTAGCAAAATTTTTTTTTATATATATAAGTAATTTATTATTCTAAATTAAAAAATAGAAAAAATTGTAAAATCGACAAAAATTGAATTTATATTTTTATAATTTAATTTAATATAATATACAAATTCTCGCATACTCACATAGAAAACTTATGCGAAAATGTTTAAGAGTTGCACACAACGCGAGAATCCTCCTGCATTGCACTATTTAGCAACATTGGTGATGTCCGTACCTGCTGCTATGATTTTCAGTGCCGGAAATGCTCTTAATAAAGAGCATAAGCAAAAGGTAGCTGATGAAATTAAAGCAAAAGTCGATGCTGACTTGGCAAAACAGCTAGAAGAGACACCATTAGCCGGCTACGAGCTGTATTATCAGGATAAATGGAGTTTTCATAATATGAGTAACACCATGTTGAGAGAAGAGATACTTTTGAGACCGTTAGACAGCTGCGAGCTGGATTATCAAAAGGAATGGTGTTATTATTATATGAGTAACGCCCGGTTGCGACAAGAAAAAGTTTACGTACCTGATCCCAGTTCTTGTACTTGTTAAACCGTCTCTAAAAATCTGGTGCAGAGGCACCACTTTTTTTATTTTATTTTTAAAATGTCAAAAATTGTAAAATTAGCAAAAATTGAATTTATATTTTTACATTTTAATATTAGGTATATCCTTAAATAAACGAGTGCGTTTATGGTTGATATATCTAAAAGACCTTATTTAAAAGGCTAGCACTTATTTGACAGTTATTATTATTATTAAAGATTATAAATCTATAAAAATAACAAGTTCTATTTTTTAAATTTAATTAAAAAATAACACGGTTAAATGCTTTTGTTAATCTATTTTAAACCCTCTCCTATATCGTTCAGGTATTATTCCTGTATTAATATAGCTGTTAAATAGTTTTTTTATGTTTTGACATCCGTTTTTATCTCTGTTAATACACCCTAACCTGTTATTTTCCATTTTAAATGTTAGTATTGAGTGCATTTTATATTTCTTTTTATTAGTCGTTTTAGGTGATGGTAAATATAAATTTTCACACCTTTCTTCAGTTTTATAATTTAAACATGATGTTCTAAATTCATCAATATTATAAACTTTAAATCTTGTTTTTAGCTTTCTTTTTAATCCTAAATTAGGTGTTGAAATAAAATTAGCCATTTGCTTTCCAATACTCCAATCACCCATTATTATTATATGATTTTTACTATAGGTATTTTCTATTTTATTTAATAACTTATCTTCTGCTCTTTTTTTATTAATAAATGAATACCATTTATATTGTCTAAATTTAT